CAGTTCCTTCAGCTCCTAAGGCTGCGGTAAGTGGCGCTGACGCCGATGAGGTTTACTTAGCTAACTGTGTGTATAAGAATACAGCAGCACGCAAGTCTTTAACTGTCCATCATCTACAACGTCGTCTCGCGGAGCTTGGCTACAACGAGGCTATGACAGACAAGGATGGTTGGCTAGGCGATGAGACTAAGACAGCCATTGAGAAGTTTCAAAAGGATAAAGGCTTTGAGCCTAATGGCATGATTGATGAAGCAACGTTCATTGCTATCTTTAAAGGTGACATGAATGTAGTTCCAATAGTTTAATCTTTAACTAAACTAATAAGCCCTGTGCATTTACTTGCACAGGGTTTATTTTTTATATCTACTATATGTATAGCTCATCTAAGATCTATAGTCACTACAACTACTACACTACATAACATTTTATCTACCTGACAAAGAACTATTATTTTTATAATAATTATTGCTACTATTACTTTTACTTTTTATTTTTCATAACAAATACTCGTAAGTGCGCTTAACGGTTGGAGACGTTTTTGGAAGCACCAAACTCATGGCATATCCATTTCTCACGTCCAAGCCATTTAACCAAAAGGTACTGCTTCTGCTAGTTTTGTACATCATCTTATGACCGCAAAAGTGTACACGTCTTCGCAGAAAGATGATACTGTATTCACATGGCTAAGGCGCAAGAACTTCCGCAGGCAGAGAAAGAACTTCTCGCCACACTGCACAAGGAGCAACTCTGGCGTCGTGTTCAGGAGTTAAACGAAGCAGGCTGGTCGTTACAATCCATCGCTAATGGATTCATCCCCGAGAAGCGGCGTAGCACCATTCGTTCGTGGGTTGTTAAGGAATTGCCCGAGCGCGAAGTTATCACCGCAGGTTTCCCTATCCCGAAGCCTCCCGTTAAAAAAGTAAAGTCACGACGCAAGCGTGTGCCCTCACCTGGGATACCGTTAGACGAGCAGTTGCGTATCGCGAGACTGTCACCGCTAGCGCGACGCTATCGCGCCCGCACCGCTCCTTCGTCCTCTTCTTTCACCGCGAATGTCGAGCTTACAAGTATCGCAGGACTTCTCTACAATAAAGGTGTTACCGTGTCAGAGCTTGCCCGTGCGTCCGGCGTAACCTACCGCGCGATGAAACGCCGCGTGGATAAGGCAACCCAATGAAGATCCGTCATGACATCTTCCCTGCTTCCATCCTAGTTGCATCCCCTGATGTATTTCAGGATTTTACCTTAGCTTCTACTTCTTCTTCTTCTCTTACTAATCCAACTGGCGCTCGTAGTTTCACACGAGTACGCCTTGTAGTTATGGAAGATTCCATTACCCCTCCCACCCAGATAGTTCTTGTTGCCGCGGATCATCCTGACGGACCGCGCCTGGTCTTTAGGGAAGTTATACGTACGCTCAACTGGTCTGGAAACAAAAGACAAGATTCTCAGCTTATCACCAAGTCCGGAAAGGTTATCGCCTTTAAGTACGTCCGCGGTTGCGACTGCGGTTCACGGCTCCGCTCCTGGAGCCCTTACCAAATAATGAAAGAAGAGATAACATGACAACAATAAGCAACTTGCCAACAAGTATAGCAGCCCTCAGTAACATCTCAGCACTACACTTCATTGTCCTAGTATTCTTTGTCTTCCGCGTCACCCGAGCACTTGTTTATGACGAGATATTCTCTCCGGTTAGAGAACTCATCTGGTCTAAGAAGTCTCCCGAGGATAGCTACCTGGGCTTCTTCTTTACATGTCACTGGTGCGTCTCGTTATGGGTTGCGCTCCCGGTTGTGGTTTTTTACGCCGCTTTTCCAAGTATCACTTTCTTAGTAGGGTGTATATTTGCCCTGTCCGGTTTAGTTGGACTAATAACCGCGCGTATAGATCAAGAATGATCTGGCGTTCCGTTACGGCAATGACGAGGAGTAATAAGTAGTGGCAGTCTTTAGTAGCAAGAATGAAAAGCCATCTCGCGCTCAACGCCGCGCGCAACCTAAATCTTCTCGTGTCGTTCCGCCAAGCTCTATCAACATTACCTCTAACCCTAACTACGCCCAGTCGGCTCCTTACTCTGCCCCTCGCGCTCTCACAGCCGCGGCGGTTCAGATTCCAATTAACGATAAGGGCGAGGTTGAGCGCTTTAAGCAACGCCGTCACGGCAAGTCAAGTGACTGGCAGAGTGAAGCGTGGGAGTACTACGACGCCATCGGTGAAATCAAGTACGCCTTTAATTTAGTTGCATCTGTTGTTTCACGTATTCGTCTTTACGCAGCGGTTGTTGACAACCCTGCTGAAAGCCCTGTCCCTGTTCGCAACTCCGACGTCATCGACGAACGACTTGCGTCTGCAGCAGAGCGTGTTCTAGGACGCCTAGACTCCGCGTACGGCGGGCAAGCTGGTCTATTAAAGGACGCGGCATTGAACCTATCCGTTACGGGAGAGTGCTACCTTATCCAATCTCCAGCGCGAGTGGGAAGCGGAATACCAGAGTCTTGGGATATTCGCTCTACAGACGAGCTACAGGTTGACGCACGCAATAACTATTTAATCGTGCCCCGCCGTGATATGGCGCGCGGAAACAACTCCGGAAACGTAGGAGAGCTTAAGCTTCCTAACTCCGCGTTCGTTGGTCGCATCTGGAGAGCGCACCCACGCTACTCTGAAGAAGCAGACTCAAGTATCCGCGGTCTACTAGATCTTTGCGCAGAGCTACTTTTGCTCAACCGCACGTTCCGCGCAACTGCGCGCTCGCGCTTAAACGCAGGAGCCTTATACTTACCAGACGGTCTATCTGTTGCCGCGTCTCCAGACCCAGACTATCCATATGATGACGAGAACAATCTTAATCCAGGTATGACTGCCGAGGAGGCAGCAGACGAGTTTGAAGATCAACTCATGGATGCGATGACAACTCCGATTCGTGACGAAGATTCAGCCAGCGCTGTTGTACCACTTATTATTCGTGGACCAGCAGAGCTTGGCGACAAAATTAAGCAGTTTAAGTTTGAACGTTCGTTTGACCCTGCACTTGCAGAGCGGTCAGATCGAGTCCTCGAGCGTATCCTCCAGGGACTTGACGTTCCTAAGGATATTGTTACCGGCCTAGCAAACGTTAAGTACTCTAACGCGCTTCAAATTGACGAAGCCTTATATAAGGCGCACATTGAACCATTGATGCTTTTGATTGCTGACGCGTTAACTGTTGTCTACCTACGACCAGCGCTCATCGCTTCAGGTTACTCCGCAGAGGATGCTAAGCGCATCGTTGTTTGGTATGACCCTTCACAGGTTGCAACACGTAATGACCGTGCTAAGGATGCTGACGACGGCTTTGCAAACATGGCTGTTTCCTACGATACATGGCGTCGCGCCCACGGTTTCTCCGCGGCTGATGCTCCTGACGCTAAGGAAATCGCAATTCGTTTACTTGTTGAAAAGGGATCTATATCTCCAGAGCTTACGCAGGCAATGCTTGGCGCTATCGCACCTGAGGTTATGGAGAGTGTTCGCCAAGCTCAACAGGCAGACTCCGTTGCTCCAGTTCCACCAGAGATTGACCAATTACTTTCACAGGCTAACCCTCCTGCCGAGCCTGCCACTGAAGAATTACCACCAGCTTTACAGGAAGGCATCTAGCTAAAATGGAACAACCAAAGATTGACAAGACAGATCTTGTTAATGCTATTGCCAACGCCTTAGGTGACGCTGTCGTTATGTATATCGAGGCGCATGGCGTAGTTATAGAAGATAAGGAAGCAGACTCACCTTACGAAGATGCTCCTATCGTTGAACAGATTATGGATGACCGTGACGGTTGCCCGCTATGCGGAGAAGCCGGTTGTGTATGCCCTGGATCAGACAAAGGTTACTGCCTATGCGACTCAGATTGTGCGTGCACCCAGTGCATATCTGCAGAAGAGTACGGACAATTTGATTCTCAAGAGTTTGACATGCTTTTCTCTTTGCAAGAGGAGCAAGCCGAAGCTATTGCCGCGGCAGGAATTATCGTTGCTGAAGAGCAAGACCTTGCTGCAGCTCTGTTAGAGATCGCAGAGAAGCACGGAAAGTTTAATGAAGACGAGACAGGCATCTGGGCAGGGTACACTCCTGCGGCTGAAAATGAGTATAAAGAAATTGGTGTTAAGTGCATCAACTGTGTGCTCTATGAAGGTCCTGGCGTTTGCAAGATTATTAAGCAACCAATTGAAGACGATGGCAAGTGCCGTTTTGCAGTTATACCTGACGGAGTAGTTAAGGTTGAAGACGATCAGATTACAGCTTCAATTGATCTTTTAGACTCCGTTGATACTTCCACGCTTGCAAACAAGAGCCCTTGCTGGGACGGATATAAGCAAGTAGGAATGAAAAAGGGCAAGAGCGGAAAGATGGTGCCCAACTGCGTACCTGTCGATGCGTCGAACGACTCAGAATTTGCAGTTGATGAAGAGACAGACGAGTGTCCAGAGGCTACACAGGATATTGAACTTAACTTAAAGAATCGTCAAAACGCGATTGACAACGTTGGTTACGGCCCGTTAAATCCAGACGAGCCTAATGAAGAATTTTGGCAAGAAAAAGCTGACAAGTGGAAAACAACTGCCGATGAAGCAAAGACAGCAGTCTGCGGAAATTGTGTATTCTTTATTCGTACTCCAAAGATGCTTGACTGCATCTCAACAGGATTAGAGCAAGGCGACTCTAGCGCAATTGATGCTGACGCAGCAATTGACCAAGCAGAGCTTGGATATTGCGAAGCATTAGATTTCAAGTGCGCCGCGTCTCGCACGTGCAACGCCTGGGCAACAGGCGGACCTATTACCGCGGCAAGCTCACGCAAAGCTCCAAAGAAAGATCGCATCTACGGCTCAAAGAAAAATAAGCCAGGATCTGCAGCTGGATCTAAGAAGATTGTTTTCTCTGCGAAGACAGAACAAGCACTTTCTAACAAGGTAGCGGAGCACAATAAAAGTGCAAAGGCTGGACGTAAAGCAACTCTTCCAATGCTAAAGGCAGTCTACCGTAGAGGTTCAGGTGCGTTCTCGTCTAGTCATCGACCAGGTAAGACTCGTGACCAGTGGGCAATGGCTCGCGTTAACGCGTTCCTTAAGCTTCTAAAGTCTGGCTCTCCTGCCAACCCTAATTACAAGCAGGACAATGATCTATTGCCTAAGGCTCACCCTAAGTCCTCTCGCGGCGAAGCAGCGGTAATCCAACACGAGCTATTGCAGGTTGCACTTAAGAGTGCGCAGGAGTATGGCTCACCTGAACATGCTATCTACTCTATGGCAGAGTACTCCGGTCTTAGCTATGACATCATTCCAGCACTTCGCGGTGCATGGTTACGCGGTGTTCGCGACGGCGAGGTGCCGTTCGAGCGAGCATACACACTTGCAACAAAGCTGTACGATAGTAAGGACTCAGACCTTTTGCCAAAAAAGCGTAGATCGGAAAAAGCATAGTGGAATCTCCGTTAAATAAGAAGATCCAGCGCGGTGAAAATCGCAAGGCAGCTCCTTCTAAAAAGGTAAAGGAGTATAAGACTCTACACGAGAAGGTTTTATCTCTCGTACAGGCGTCTAACGCTAGTGTCCGTGAAGAACGCCGTGTAACTCCACGCTCAGCGCTTACAGTTATGGATCGCGCCCTTGAATCACTAAGCTCTTTAAGTCTAGAGTCTCGCGAGGCTGGAGCATTACGCGAGGTTGCCGTCTTTATCTCTACTGCAACAAATACCTTTAGCACTAACAGTACAAAGCATACAGATCTTCTTATGCAGGGTCACCCTCTTTCAGCGTTGAACGCTTCACTTACTCCAGCTGAGTATCGTGAAAAATACGCAACGTGGCTAGCTGCAGATTCTGCAGTTAACGACAATGTTCGCGCACTTGTTGCAAGTGCCCACGCGGCTGAGCCTGGTTCGATTGAGCGTGAACATGCGTTTTCACGTCTACTGGTAACGAAGAAGTTCGTGCCTGGCTACTTTAAGATTGATGTTCTTGAGGCGATTACCGCGGCATTTGGTAGCGGCAACTCTTCTGCAGCTCGTAGAGCTCGCGTAGCTCTACAGTGGCGTGACCGTAAAGGCCGCTGGGTTGAAATGGGACGTGGTGTTAACTTTAACTTCCGTATGCCTGACGGCTCTGTTGCTAGAGCTTCTGGTACTTATGTTGGTGTTAGACCACAGCGAGCTGGAGAAAATTACACTGCAGGTCTTATGCAAGTTTCAGGAGATGCTAATCTTCCAGACGGCATCTACGCAATTAGAGCTGGCAACGCACAGACATACTCTGCTCGTCTGACTACAGGGCAACTTAGAAAAGCTGGTATTACTCGAACACGAGGCGCTGATCAAAATACAGTTAACATTCCTACAAAAGATGAACTTATTGCAGAGCGTCTTGACGCTCCTATAGGTTGGACAAAGGTAGACGACAATACATTTACATCTGACGATAACTACACTATAAAAGCTACCGACGGCGAATACACTCTTTATCGCCAAAACGAAGACGGCTCACTTGCCGGTAAGGTTGGCCAAGGTGCTAACTGGGCAGACATTAATGATCTTGCAACTAATGACCAAGAAGCGTACGATGTAGTTAAGGGTCAAGATACTTCAGGAGAACAGCAAGTAGTTAAGGCTCGCCTCGATGCTAGAACAGCACAGAACGCCGAGTTCGATAGACTAGAAAATCTTATTGATAGCGGAGTCGACCAAAATGGCAACAAGGTCCCTGCTGGCTGGGAAGGCGCCGTTAGGCCAGGTGCAAGAGCAGACATTGAACCTAGACGAATCGGTGCAGATAGAGTACTTGGTGAAGAAGGACTCCCTTACATCGAGTACAGCAAGACATATGCAGATGACAATGGAAACCCTGTTGTTGCCAAAGCTATATTCATGCGTGACGGCAAGTTCTACGCTAATGATAAAGAGTACGATTCATGGGATGCAGCCGAGGCTGACATTCCAAACTGGATTACTGCCGAGGAAGACAAGCGCGGTCGCAAGCTAGAACCTGTTAAGCCAGAAGAGATCAAGATACAAGAGATCCTGCTGCCTAGATTTGAAGATGGTCCGTCTGACTACGTGCGTTTTGGCCCAGAGCCAGACGACGCAGACTACAGAGCAGGTTTCTTTGACAAGGACGGAAATAGACTTCCAGGACCTCCAGCAAGTGATGACCCACTGCCAGCTTTAACAGACGAGCAAAATAAAAAAATTGATGCTGAGATCAGAAATCTTATTGAGAATCCTCCAGCTCCTACAGAGATGGACAAAAGAATTGAAAAGCTTCTCAAGAAAACAAGAGAAGAGTGGGACGAGGGTAAGAAAAACTACGCTAGGATCCAAGGTGAAGTCGGTGACTTTTCAAGCCCAGAAGATCTGCCAACAGAAGGTGTTATCGAAGGCACTGATATTCGCTATGAAATAAGAACTGGTGCTGGCCAACTTGGTGGGCGCATGCGCGACGGACGAGTCCGCAATAGAGAACGCGCTGCGGTAGAAGGGCAGATAGCTACTCTTTATTTAATTGGTGATACTTCTAATTTAACACTTCCAAAACCTGAACGTAATGGTAACTGGAGAGGTCCAGACAATGGTGATAGAAGCGTAGTCATAGAACGCCCTTCTGCTCCACATCCAATGGCAGGAGATCCTGTACTAGACGCTAAAAAACTTGTAGCCAGATTAAATGAAGCAAATAAAAACAATGATGCAGCCTCTGCTCCTCAAGTTTCAGAACGTAAACCAGGCACTGCCACGCAAGACGAGACTGATTCTCAAGATATTAAAGACGTAGACAAAGCACTAGACTTCTTAGATAAGCACATGGATGAAGAAGGTAGTACTGAAGATCGAGCCATGGGAATCTCTCAAGCACAGGATCATCTTAAGGAAGCAAAGAAGGATCTTGAAAGTGGAGATGTAGAGTCTGCTATTTCATCTCTTGAAGATGCGTTTAACTTAATGGACGGATTAGAAAATCCAAGCGAAGGCATTTTCCCTAACGGTGAGAACTCCGCTGAAGCGGTAGACGTTGTAAATAAGCTAATTACTCGTTTACAAGAAGACAGCGACGGCCCAGACGAGCCACCAACTCCTCCAACAGATGGGACTCCACCAAAGACTCCTACACCTTCACAGCCTTCAACACCAGGTTTATTTAACAACTTTGATGTGCCTAACGGTGCGTTCCAACTTCGTACTGTAGACTATGAGCCAGAAGGTCGTGTAGACGAGGCAAGCACGAACTTTACAGATGACCCTAAGAAGCTAGCTACGCAGTTTACTCCACAAGATTTAGTTTCTGCGTTAAGCGAAGCCCTTGTTGGTACATCAGATGATGCAGCAATCGCCGAGATTCTAAACGCAAACGTAGATGACGCAGGAGACATTCCTGGAGCTGAAGACATGGGCGGAGTAGACATTCCTCGCGCTGACATGGGTCGTCCATCAGGCGCTGGTCGTCTAGAGTTTAACGCAGGTGAAGAGTACGTTCCAATGGAAGCTCTTTATAACGCGGTGTGGGAAGCTGGACTAGACCCTAACCGTGTAGTTGCAAACATCTACGACTCTGTAAATGGAAACAACAATAACCTTAATCGTCTTATCGAGGCGCAAGGAGGAGTTCGCTCTCCAGAGGAAGCGCAACTTGTTGATGACATTACAGCCGAGATTCGTCAGATTAAGAGCGCTTCTCCAGACAGCGTCTCATCAGCTAACAAAAAAGATAAGCCTTTGCCAGAAGAAGATCCACTTCCTGGACAGCTTATTGAAAACGTACCTATTGACTTTGAGAACCCTGACTATTACATCCCAGACTCAAATGCGTACATTCCTTCTCAACCGGAAGTTGATGAAAATGGATTTACAGATAACCCGGAGATTCTTTCTCGCGACTACGAGACTGCAGATCTTATTGACCAGATGATTGCCGGTATCACCGATGGCTCAGGCGCGGCGCTTCTATCTTTCGATGATATTACAGTTGAAGTTCCAGTTGAAGCTCTTCGTGATGCTATCCAACTTCAAGACATCAACACCAATGATATTCTTTTAGAGCTTAAAAGAGAATCAAACGACATGAGTGATGATCCTGGCGATCTTGAAGATATGATTGACAACTTAAGTGATCCAGAATCTGATACATCTGAGTCGAGACTTCAAGCGCACTCTCAAATGATTAGAGATCTTATAGAGCAGACCGGAAACACTGTTGACGATGAAACGGCTGATAAGATCCGTGATGCTATAAACCAAGAAGGACTTCTTGATTGGTCTGAGGCAGACGATGCTGAGATCATAGAGGCGATTACTGAAGTTGCGGGTCCTGACATACTTCGTCAACCCGCTCAAGAACCGGAGCCGCGTAGATTTCCTCCTACAACAGGAGAACGTCAAGCTATCGAGCGCCCAGTAAACCCTCCCGCTCCAATTGGTCCTTTTGACACGCAAGGACTTAACAATATTAGTAGTTTAATTAGAACTACGTTCCCTAGAGGGTTTACTAATGACAACAAGATCGTAGGTATCTACGAAAATTCATCAAACACCGAATCCATGCTTGTTCTTTCTCGTGGAGAGGGCACAGAGCCGATTCTGTTTAGATGGCAAGAGCAAGCAGGACTGTTTTCTTTTACTCCTCAAAATACTGAAGAGTGGTTCGCTAGTGAAAACGCTCAAGCACTCGGTTGGCGCGCGCCTACTGATGAAGAGCAAGCTGGACTAAGGGGTTTCGTTAGCAATGATGATTTCGTCCCTGAAGCTGCTAACACTCCGCCACGCTACGCGCATACCATTGACTTTTCAGAAATAAATAGTCAGCAGCAATTTACAGACTGGCTAGAGGAAAATGGACTTCAGAACGATATAAGATTTAGAAGTATACGTCCAAATGGTGTTAACTCTGAGGTTTCTTTTGAGTTCATCAATAACACTACAGAAGTTAAAGATCGATTTGCTAAAGCGTACAACGACTCTGATTCATGGAATGAACTTGTTGACGATATTGGCGGAGACTCTGCAGAAGAGATACCTACTAATGAATCTGTGCCAGTCGTCGAAGAGCCAGCCGCAGAAGTGGCAGAGCCAGCTCTAGCTTACCCAGGACCAGAAAATCGTGGATATCACCCAGACAACACAGTTCTTGATAGAACTGGAAAGGTTATGGGTAAAGGCACACGTATTCGTGCATCACGTGACGGCCGTACTGGAACAGTTATCGCTGTGCAAAACATTGATAACCGCACTGGCGAAAGAATTCCTTATGTTCGTGTACGATTTGATGACGGAACTGTTGCTGTTCGCTCTGCACTCAAGGTTCGTGCGACAGGCGATGCAGTTCAAGCTGTCCCAAATCGCGAAGTCCCAGCAATCCCGCCGGTCCCAACTAACATTGGAGACAGACTTGATGCGCCTGTAGTAAACCCAGGTGCAGTTGCTACAGATGGAAGTATTGCTGGTGTGGCTAATCTTGGAGAACTTCCAGAAGAACTACAAGGTCTTGGAAATCCAGACGCGGTGCAGACAGATTTTGCAGCGTGGGGTGATAGAGCTGGTGAAATAGCATTTGCCGGTCGTAACAGAGTCTCTCTTGATAACTTAAGAAAGCTAAACGTAGAGTACTCTCTTGCAACACTTGCTGCAAGTACACTCGATGGTGATGAACGCACGCAAAAACGAGCTGAAGCTGAAGCTATAAAAGAGCGTTTAGATAAAGCAGTTTTTGACACCTTTGGAATTAGAGACGGCGTAACTTTTGGAAATAACGGTTACACTCTTACAAGCAGAGGCGTAAGTATTAACTTAGTCGGGACAGATGAAGCTAGCATAACTAGAGATAACGTCCCAATGAGTTTTACAACTTCAATGAGTATTAAAGACTCAGACGGTCGTACAATTGGAACAGTTAACCGAACACTTTCATACGTAAGTCGTGGTGACGGTACTCCAGGATACTGGAAGGTTAAAAATGACTATCTGTCTATTGATAGCGCTAGAGATAAGAAATCTGGTTTTGCAACAGCGTATAACCGCTACATGGAAGACTGGTACATAGCAAACGGCGTTAAAGAGATTCACGTGCAGGCTGCAGGTGGAGGATCATATCAAGGCGCGTTTGTCTGGGCTCTAAACGGTTTTAACTGGGAAACACCAGGTTCTGCAGAAAATGATCTAGGCTGGAGACTTCAGCGCATGCGTCGCGAAGCGAACACAGATCAAGAGCGAGCTGCTATTGACAGACTAAAACAAAGAGCAGACCAGGCAAAGATCCCTGGAGGTGGTGTAGATTTAGACAAGGCCCCAACTCCGATGGAGCTAGCGCTAGTTGGCTGGTATCCTGGCGCAACAAATTGGCTAGGCAAGAAGTTCATGTCTGAGAACACAGGTTGGATGGGAGTAAAACGCCTAGATCCTACTAGAAAAGAACAAATTCAAGCGATAAACTATGATCAGATTCGTAGAGCTCGTTCACGCATAAAGGACAAGCTTAACCGTCCTGGAGTCTCGCGTGAGTTTGTGCTTAAGGCTAATAGCGACGAGTTCTTAGCGAATAATCAAACCCTTACTCCTTATATAGAAGAGATTAGAAGCGCGTTCCAAAACAACACATCTTTAGCTACTCTCTCACCCGCGGCTAAGACAGCTCTCTCCCGCTGGGTAGGAGATCAGATTATGGCAGGAGACAACAGAACTCTTCCTCTTACAGATGCGTTTAGACTACGTACCGCCTTAGACGCAGAGGCGGCAGCAGATAATCCTCGCGCTGGGCAAACAGACTTTGGCGTTGGGAATCTTCTTGCCTCAGCTGACTTTGAAGATATCTCAAAAAATAGACTTCCTGGCTTTACAGTTCGCAGATTGGGAACAGAAGAATCGGGATATAACGATACGTACCTAGTAAAGCACACTGACTCCGGGCAAATTTTCTACGTCAAGAAAGATGAACTTGCAAAGCAGTACAGGATCGACCCTCTTCGTGCTGAAATAGAAGCAGGAATGCTTACTCGTGCGCTCGGGTTCCAAGGTATGTACGAGACACGAGCAAATATTAAAGACGCATCTGGAGAAGTTCTTGTAATGCAACAGGCAGGTTCTTCATTGCCTCTTGCTAGCGAGCCTCAGACTCTGTCAAACGTCTTTGAAAACGGAGGAATTCAAGGACCTGATGGAATAGTCCCTGTTACTCGCTCAACCTTGTTAGATTCTCTTCGTACTCCTGAAGACGCTGTTCGCATTGCCCTTCTTGATCTTATTATAAACAATCAAGATCGCCATAACGGGAACGTCCTTCTTGCTATTGATGGCACGGACCCTTCCCGCCTACGTATGCTTCCGATAGATCATTCTCTCGCGCAAATGGCTCCTTCAGATACATTTAACTTTGAACAAGTTCTATCAACTTACGATAACGTGTACTCAAACACTATCCCAGTGCTTCTACAAAGAATGGGTCAAGATGAACTTATTCAGGCGTTTAGAAACGAGGCAGACAAGTTAGTTGCCTCCTTGAGATCTGATGCGTTTTCTCCTAGCGGAAATGAGCTTAGAATTATCATCGACCGCTACGGAAGCTTGAACGCATATCGAGACGCTATTGAGGCGCGTACAGCAGAGCTTCTCACTCCCGGCACGAGAAACTTTGAACAGTTTAAAGATATTCTAACAGCTAGCTACTGGAGATAGGGTAATACACAATGATAAAAGTAATCCGCGCGTACGACATAGTTAGTAACAAGCATACCTTCTCCGTGGTAGCTACAGACAAAGGGTACACGTACGTCTTTAGTGACGATAAGAACCCGATGTTTGATGCAAAGAAGCGTCAAGCAATGATTATGGAAAGAATAGGCACAGACACTAAGAAACTTAAGGTAGATGACTACCTGGGAATATCTACTCTTGGCTTGTCAAACTTCTACTTTTCTAACGTTTTCGACGAGCCTAATGAAAAGATTGCTGTTAAGACAGAAAAGATTGCGCTTGCCCACGCAGCATCGGCAGCTAATGGCAAAGCTAAAGGGATTGCCATGGCCGTTGCATCCGACGATACGGACCAGGTATTTCATGATTTTCCCGAGTTGCATGATCAGTTATCTAGCGAGGATCCTGATCAAGAGATTACAGCTAGTGGTATGATTGAACTTGTCTTCGCGGCGCTAGGCGGAGTAGATCCTAACGGTCCCAATGCCTGGCTCTTAGATTACATGGACGGTCAAACCGCCGACGGGTACGTTGGAGATCTTGTTTTTGATCTGCAACCTACCAACAAAGAGACAGGGAAAGAGTAACGTGGAGATTATTGGAAAGAACGGTACTAATGTTCTTTTTGCCGACGGCGTTAACGCTGTTATTATCGAGGCAGAAGAAAACGTTATCGTAGCTTCTGGATTACTTTCTTCATTAGTTGCGTCCGCGTCTTGGGTAGACGACGATATTGAAATAACAGAGTCAATTACGGACCTAGCGCACGGTGCACTTACTACCTTAGACGTAAGCATAGTTGCCGCGGCAGGTCGCATGTACACTATCCCTAAAGGCGCTCAAGAGGAAGCTAAGCGCGGTTTAGAGTGGCGCAAAGAACACGACCGTGGCGGAACATCTGTCGGTGTAAACAGCGCACGCACGTTGGCGAAAGGCGGCCAAATTGGAATTGAAAAAGTTCGTCATATTGCTAAGTATTTTCCTCGTCATGAGGTCGATAAAAAAGCAGAGGGATACCAACCGGGCGAGAAAGGTTTTCCGTCAAATGGCCGTATTGCGTGGGCTCTCTGGGGTGGCGACACCGCGTGGCGCTGGGCGCAAGCAATCGTCACTCGAGAAAATAAGAAAGCAGTAAGAGCTGACGGATACGTTGATTCAAGCTATAAAGAAGATGAGTACGACTATGCAACTGGTAAAGAATACAGCGCGGATCTTTCTTCTTTTGAAGAGGCAATATCAAACGATTTAACAGAGACAGAGTTTGTAGCTAGAGTTCGTATGGACGGCTCAGGTATTGACAGACTTTATAAGGTCGACAGCGAGCGATCTCTTTCAGTGTGGGACGCGGGGAACTGGCATGTGCTAGACGGCGTTGACAGCGACTTTGCAAGCTACGACAAAGAACTTGATGATGAATTTTCTATTGACAACTTTAACCATGTTGAGATAGACCCAGAATCAGCGCTGTTCCTTTCTGCTTGTTTCCAGGAATCTCCAAACACTCCTGTCTCGTTGTTCGAGATTAACGAAGAAGAAGCTAGCATGTTTTTAGATGCAGCTTCTGAATTAGACCTAGAGTTTATTGATAGAACCCTAACTGCGGCCGGAGAAGCTCCTATTGCCAGTGGACCAGGTGGTGTACCAGGCGACGGAATCTACACGTCTGAAAACCGCAGCGACATCGTCGCAGAGCAGCCTCGTCAAAAAGGCGGAAAATTTGGAAAAAAGCCTAAAGCAGGGTCAAGAGTAGTAGTTGGCGGAGATGCAGCAAGAGGCTCAGGGCAAGTTGTTTCTGTCAACACAACAGATTCTACCGTGCGCGTTAAGCTAGACAGCGGAAACGAAATTGATGTGCCTGCAGATCAAACAGAGCCAGAAGGCCCATACACGGCTCCTACTTCAACTATTAACGTAACTCCGTTAGATACCTCAGGTATACTAGGTGAGCCTCGTGTTCCTCGTGACAGACCAGGCGCGAAGATTCCTGGAACTCTTCCAGCATTCTCACCTGCCGACGTAGGGAGCATACTTTTTAACTTCCCTGGCTACGTTGACAGCCAGCGCAACGCTTTTAACCCTAAAGGAGCTACACCTGCTCCGGTAGAAGTTGGCAAGCTGCCAAACTACTCTGGCCCTAAGCCTGTAACAGGTCCTGGTCAAACGCCGGAGTATAAGAAGTCTAGTTACCTACTAGAGCTTGAAAAAATTGTAGGCGCTAAACTTATTGTAGACCCTTACAAAAATCCTCTTCTTAAAGATTTCTTAAATAAAAAAGTTAAAGGCTCAGATGGTAAGTACTACTACCCAAACAAGCGGTATTACCAACCAATTATTCGCGGAAGTGCTGAAGCAGAATTAGCTTCTGAAGTTAAGGAAATTAAAAAGACAAAGCCTAACGTTAAACCTGGTGAGTCTAAAGAGGTTACCCCTGGCACAAGCGACGTTCAGCCTTTGTTCTTTGCTATTGTCTCTTCAGATGACGTCGCGGCAGTTCTTGACTTAGTTGCGTTAGTCCCTGCAAGTTCTACTTCAAACGCACCGATGACGTACTCGCGCGTAGACGGCAAGTGGACACGCAACGAGGCGATACTAAACGATCTAAACTCACCAACTCCTCCTCCTGTAGTTCCTCTAGACGGAGAATCATTAAAATCAGTAATTCAACAGGTTGATGGAACAATCCCGGTTATTGCATCACTAACTATTGACGCAGAGCTTCTTACAGTTCTTTGGGGACCTAACGGAAACGTTATGGTCATGACCGCAGCAGGTGGCGCAGATCGCAATCGTGGAAACGCTGAAGGTCTACGCCGTTATTGGACGGTTGGCAAAGGCGGACTAAAAATTCGCTGGAACTCTCCTGGTGACTGGACACGTTGCTACCGCAACCTAAAGAAGTACATGGGTCCACGCGCGAAGGGCTATTGCTCGTTGCGTCATAAGGAAATGACCGGCATGTGGCCTGGAGATAAAAGAAATCCAGGAATGAAAAAAGGAGAATTCTCAGTGGATGAACTACTTCCATACGAAAAAGTTATGGAGGCTTCAGTACTTTCAGCCAAGGCAAACGACGCTCGCAATAGAGTGTTAACTGCCTCGGTAGAGACCGAGCCTGCTGGAGCACTGTTCCGTATCCCTCTTGTTCTACCCGAGACTGCAGAATCCGGCGATGGCCGTAGCTTTAAGAAAGACGCAATAGAAATTAGAGATTTGCCTCTGCCCTTAATGTGGCAGATTAAGTCTGACGAAGGTCATAACGGCTCAGTTGTAGTAGGACGTATTGACCATATGGAGCGTATCCCTGGTGGTATCGGTAATGCCCGCGGAGTATTTGACTCAGGCGCCTACGGCAGAGAAGCCGAGCGCTTAGTGCGTGAAGGTTTTATCCGTGGAATTTCTGCGGACCTAGATCAGTTTGAAGCAAACCAGGTTGAACCTGAACTTGCAGGGAATGACCCAGAAGAAGATGCTGGTAAAATAGGAAAAGAAAAGCTCATGATTACTCATGCGCGAGTGATGGCAGTCACGCTTGTCCCTAAACCGGCTTTCCAAGAGTGCCAGATCTACCTCGTCACAGACGAGAGTAATAATAAGGAGGATGTAGTGGTTGAAGACGGAGTATACGCGGACGATATGGATCCCGTAGAAGCTTCTGCGCTAGTTGCGTGCGGACTTGTTGCTGGTTCTATACCAGTCACGCCTCCTCGCGAATGGTTCAATAATCCAGAGTTACGAAAGGCAACGCCTTTAACTGTGGATGATGAAGGTCGAGTGTTTGGCCATATCGCAGCATGGCATGTAGATCACATCGGAATGTCCTTTGGAACACGCCCACCTCGCTCTAAGAGCAAGTACGCGTACTTCCACACGGGTGTTATCCGTTCTGACGACGGAACAGACGTCCCTGTCGGTCAATTAACATTAGCTGGAGGCCACGCATCACTAGATGCAGACGCCTTTGCAGCAGCTCGTCACTACGATGATACAGCGTCTGCTATCGCAGACGTACACGCAGGTGAAGATGCATTTGGTATCTGGGTATCTGGTGCGCTACGCCCAGGCGCGTCACCAGAGCAAGTTCGTGCCCTTCGCGCATCTGCGCCGTCTGGCGACTGGCGTCCAATCAAGGGAAATCTTGAGCTAGTAGCTGTATGTCAGGTAAACGTTCCAGGGTTCCCTATCGCACGGGCTCGTGTAGCCTCAGGCGCGGTTATGGCATTAGTTGCGGCAGGTGCCCAGGTACTTGCACGCATGAAGTCAGATCCTGTTGCAGAATTGAACGCTCGTATTGACAAACTTGAGCAGTTAGAATACGACCAACTTTCAGTAAAAGCTAATGCAGCAAAGTCTCGCTTTGAAGAAGTACGCGAGGAAAAGGCTGCACAACTTTCAGCGCAGGCTGACGCCGCGTACGAGCGCATTCATGGCGAACCTCGCTACGACGACCAGTTCGGATACATCTCTCGTGAGAAACGCCAGAAGCTAGCCAAGGAAGGTAAGGCTCTTCCAGACGGTTCTTACCCAATCACAAACCTTGACTCCCTAAAGGATTCAATCCAAGCGTACGGCCGCTCAAAGCCAGGCAAGCGAGCTGCTGTTCGTCGCCACATTATGAAGATGGCACGCCGACTAGATAGCTCAGACTTAATCCCAGAAAACTGGAAGAGTATGTCTAGCGACATTGCCGAGGAAGACTTAAATGATCTTCGTGTACGACTTACTGAATTTTCAACCAAAGTTGACGGTGACTTGGGAAAAGCATTAGCGGTTGATTCAGAAAACAAGGGTATTTATACCCCTGGGAATCAACCGCGCGATGAAAAAGGCAAATTCCGCGATGTTTTAGCGCGCATCAAGACTAATTTAGGCACGTCTGGTTCTCAAGGAGTAATGGATAAACTACAGGAAGCAGAAGGCTTTGACAACACTGGAGACTATGTGGGAGCTGCTAAGGCGGGAACGGAACTTATTTCGATTATTGATAGACTTGATGCGGGATCTCTCAACAAAGACGCGCTAGAGAATATTCGCTCTTCATCAAGAGAGCTTGGCAAGGTAATTGCCAACCTTCCTTTTGATTTTGGGAGCGATACGGAGAAGGTACGCTACAGTGATCTACCTCCAGCTTTAAAGTCACTTCTAGATGATATGCTTTCTAGGGTAGAAGATAAGATAGGTAAGAAGGACGCTCAAGAAGCGACCAGCGGTTTAAGGTCGTTTATGTCCGGGGGAGACTACTATACTCAACAAGAGATTTCTTCTGAGTTAAGTAAACTTCTTCGACTATTAACTTAATAATAATAGTAAAAATAATGTATTATTCAATTCAGGTGGAGTGCCTCTACGCAAATAGCGTCAAGAGTCCCTCGGCCTTGGACTGATAAGCGAGATGAACTAACTAATCTTGTTCATCATGACTGGCCCGAAGGAGGGACAGAGTGGACCGTATTAAAGGAATGCTAGATACGCTTAGCGAGCTTAGCGACGAACAAGTCGTCGAGTTACAAAGCGTCATCGTAAGCGAGTTCGAGACGGTTGAAAAGGAAGATCCTACTCCACAAACAGTAGACGCCATGACATCCCTAGCCGATATGCTTGACACCGTTCGCGGTGAAATCAAGCAACGCGAGGCAAACGCACAGGAGCTAACCGCTCGTGCTGCAGAAGCCACTATGCGCGTTAAAGGCGAGGATGTTGCAATGCCTGAAGAAGGTGAAGCCCCAGCTGAGGAAGTAATAGAGATCGTTGAAGAGCCTATTGCTGAAGAAGCTGATCCTAAGAAAGAAACCGAAGCTGCTGCCGATATGGCACCAGTTGAAGAAGAACCAATGGCTCCTGAAGCAGAGGAAACTCCTGCTGAAGAAGACGAAGACAAGAAAAAGGAAAAGGCAAACCCTATGACAGAAGCGTCAAACACAGTTGAAGAAGCATCTGAGCTTTCAAACGATACTGCAGAAGCAGTAACAGAAGTGACAGCAGAAGTAGTTGCAGAACCTGCAGCTGAACTTTCTGTTGAAGAAGTAGTTGAAGAAGTACCTGTAACAGAAGCAGTTGAGACAGTCGTCGCATCCGCTGAAGTTGCAGAAGAAGAAATTGCAACAGAACCAACCCCAACAGATGCGCCAGAAGCGCAGAAAGATCAGGAGGCACCAGTGACCGCCGCCGCAACTCAAGACGGAGCTTTTGAAGCTCCAGCTGACCGTCGCCCAGTAACTCAGGCTGCAGATGCTACAGTGGCAATCACTGCTGGCGCTGACATCCCTGGTTACACAGCCGGTAGCACAATCGACGACATGAATGGCGTTGCAGAAGCAATGGCAAAGCGCATTCATACACTTCGTCGTGTAAATGGTGGAGATGGAGAACAACACATCGTTGCTTCTGTCACCACTAAGTTCCCAGAAGAGCGCACTCTGACAACAGATGCAGAATCTAACTGGAACAAGATCCAGGCTGTAACCGGTCCAGAAGCACTTGTTGCATCTGGCGGACACCAGGCTCCATTCGAAGTTAAGTATGACATCTTCGGTCTTGGCACAGGAGTACGCCCAGTCCGCGATTCACTACCTCGCTTCCAAGCAGATCGTGGCGGTATTCGTTACATCGTTCCACCAATCCTATCTGACTACGCAAGCGCTGTAGGCATCTGGACTGCTGCAAACGATTCAGCAGAAACACCATCACCATCAGCTAAGCTAAGCTTGACTGTAGCAGCAGCATCTGAGACAACAGTCTCAACTGACGCTGTAACACTACAGCTACAGTTTGGTAACCTTCTAACTCGTGCATATCCTGAATTGATCGCTCGTCACAACGAGCTTGGTCTAATCCAGCACGCACGTGAAGCTGAAGGCAACCTTCTAACAAAGATCGGCACAGCATCAACAGCTGTTACATCGACATCTGTTGTTGGTCTTGCTCGTGACTTCCTAGTCCAGCTTGGCCGCGCTGCAACAGCTTACCGTTCACGTCACCGCCTAGAAGCAGATGCGCCACTTCGCGTTATCATGCCAGCGTGGATCAAGGACGCAATGGCTGCCGACCTAACTCTATCAATGCCTGGAGATTCAACTCTCAATGCATATGCAGAGATCGAAGGCTACATCGCATCACGCGGTATCAACGTAACTTACGCTCTTGATATCGCTGGCGGAACAGCAGCATTTGCTGCACAAGACGCAGGTGCAATGAACGAGTTCCCAGATACATTCATCTGGTACATGTTCGCTGAAGGAACATTCTTGTTCCTAGACGGTGGCACAATGGATCTCGGAATTATCCGTGACTCTACTCTCGTTGGTACAAACGACTACAAGATGTTCGTTGAAACCTTCGAAAATGTTGCCAAGGTTGGTATTGAATCACTTAAGGTGACATCAACAATCAATGTAAACGGTACAGCATCTGCTCTACGCGACCTACTTGGTGGCGCAACAGCAGCAACAGTCGAATACTAAAATTCGATAAGTCGTGGAGGGAGCGCTCAGCAATGGGCGCTCCCGATACGAAGTAAGTAAACGTAAAAACAAACTTTAAGTTAGGAAGTAGATTAAATATGGCCTTTACAGGAGTTTTTGAAGCACCTGAAGTTGTGAGCGCTGGCTTTGGTCTACTTGGCTGTGTTAAACCTGTCACTAATCTAGACGAAGACCAGTGGGTACGTGGCTTCTCTCAGTACTGGGACAGCGGAGTATACTCTGCTAAGAACTGGGATGACACAGACACAAACTCGTATACACTAGCAAGTAATGCAACACCTGTTCGTTATCTAGAAGTTAAACCATTTTTTGTCGAGGTTGAAGACTATCGCTCAACACTAGGTCTACTTGGTGTAGACCATATTGCAAGACTTAAGCGTCAGATAGAGTGTATTACTCAGAAAGCTCTTGAAACAGAGCTGTGGGACGGTGCAGTTCGCATTGCATCTACACATGCAAATCGAGCACTAGTAGACCCTGCCGCTACTATACTTAATTCAGGCACAGCATTATCCGCTCGTCGCGCGCTCGCGCTACTTGAGCAGTCAATTGGAGAAGCCTCAGCATGCGGTATCCAGGGAGTCATTCACATGACCCGCGATGTTGCCGCACTGGTTGCAAGCTCGAACTTAATTTATCCTTCAGCCGACAGCGGCGATACCTTCCTTAGAACTGTTGGTGGAACTCCTGTAGTAATCGGTTCTGGCTACTCTGGAGCAGGCCCAACCGACGCTGCTGGAGATACAGAGACACCCACAGCAACAAATAAATGGATGTACGCTACAGGTGACGTCAGAGTCATTCTTGGCGATATTGACGTTGTTAATGACAGTCTAGCACAGGGCTACGACGTATCAGGCAACGCGAACAACATGCTTCTTAAGGCAATTCGCCCAGCGGCAGTGTACTTTGACTCATCTGTACACGCAGCAGTCAGAGTTGACTTAACCGCGTAAAATATACGTATTAGCAGCCGCTTCTAAATAATAAGGAGAAACATAAACAATGGCAACTCAAGAATACGCCGCGAGTATTCAAGGTGTGTCAATTCGAGTAACTCGTCTTGACGCATCTGGTAATCTCCTGAATACAGAAGGCGACAGCTACACAACTTCAGGCTTCATGCGCTTGTCGTTTACGCCTGAGTACGAAGAAGGCGACGAAATTACAGAAAAAGGCGCGGACGGTACTGTCCACGTCACATACAAAGCACCAGATACTTTAAAGCGTATTTCTATGGAGCTTGCGATTGCAGAGCCAGACCCAGAGCTAACACAGATGATGTCTGGTGGTCTTTTGCTTCGTAAGAACCTTGGAACATTCGCAGCACCAGATCGCAAGTCAATCGGTTGGTCTTCTCCTTCAACTGGCGATGACCCTGCCGGCTATGGTGTTGCAATCGAGACATGGTCTCACGCTATCATCGACGGCAAGAAGGCTTCAACGCTTCCTTACTTCCACTGGGTATTCCCATACTGCAAGCTTCGTCTTTCAGGTGATCGCGTTATTGAAAACGGTTTGCTTGCAAACACCTTCCAAGGCTACGGTCTTGGTAACGTAAACTTCGGTACAGGTCAAGATGAGCGCTGGGAGTTCCCAATTGCAACAGAGCGCCCGTACACATACGCGCGTTCTTCTTGGGCTCCTACAGGCCGCAAAGGCTTCTACACATGGCACGGTGAGATCGCTAAGACTGTTTCAAACGTTGCTCGCACGAGCACGACTGCCACAGTTACTACATCAGTAGCTCATACATTTGCTGCCGGTGATTCAGTTGTAGTTGCAGGTCTAACTAACTCTGCTCTTAATGGTACATATACCATTACAGCGGTGCCAACATCAACAACATTCACTTACACCACTTCTACTACTGGTTCTATCGCGTCTACTGCAGACGCAGGTACAGCGGTAGTTGGTGCAAACTCACGTACGGTTACAGACTTCTTGTCTGAAGGCTCAACTACAACGTACAACGTTCCTGGATCTCAAGACTTTAACGAAGACAATGATATTGACTTCATTATTGCATCTACAGAGGATCCAACCTCTTAATATAAAGAAGTGAGCGGCATGCCAATGTGTAAAAATAAACACAGGCATGCCGCTCCTTTATTACACCAGGTACCAACGACGACTAGACAGGACGGTTAAGTGTCAAATCTTTGGATTTCTGTAGAAGAGCTTGACAACTACGCAGATAGTGAATACGCGTACGAGGCAGTTAAGGTTGCCTCACAACTGCTTTGGTCTATGTCAGGCCGCAAGTATGGTGGGATCACCACTGTAACAGAAAAGTACGTCTGTGCGTCTCGCGCATACCGGCTTGGTGCGTCTTCACGCAACTACTCTCCAGAACTTGTTGGTGGAGACTTATACAACATTCCTCTTGATGAATTTGATGACTACGCGGAGTTGACTACAGACGGTATGTCACCTTCTACACGTTTACGCCTACGCGGAGGCCCTGTAGTTAAGATTGACGCGATTCGTGATAGAGCTGGCAACATAATTGATCCGTCTAATTACTACCTAGTTGACCACTCTACGGTCCAAGCACGCGCCGGAGTTGCGTGGGCACCTTGCAATATTGAAGTAACATATAGCTACGGTTCTATGCCGCCTGCAACAGGAGTGGCGGCCGCTCGAATTCTTGCTACAGAGTTTATTAAGCTGTGGAGTGGCTCCGACGATTGCGCGCTACCTTCACGTATTACCTCGGTAGCTCGTCAAGGAGTTTCTTACACAATACTTGATAATCAAGATTTTATTGACGATATGCGAACAGGCCTGTACATCGTAGACCTATTCTTAAAGTCCTCTAACCCAGATAAGGCTCGCACCAAGGCAAAGGTATTTTCACCAGACCTTCCACGTGCTCGACGCCATGTAGCAAAACCATACGCGCTACCTGCAACTGTTCTTGATATGTTTATAACAGACAGCAGTGGCGGAACAGTCGATGTAAACATCGAGTATATCAATGCCAGTTTCTTAGTCCTTGACCCAACATGGATACCTTCACTTAAAATATCTAACTATTCTGGCAGCAAGAGCAAAGAAATTGGGTCAGGCGCGGTATCTGTTAACTCTATACTTACAGATATCACTAAAAGCGTCTCGCACAAGCAGCTTGTAGATGATGTTGCAACTATAACTACTTCTACCGCGCACGGTTTCTCTGAAGGAGACTTAGTCACTATCTCTGGTATAAACGCCACGTTTAACGGCGCTCACTACATCTCAGACGTGCCAACTAGCACACAGTTTAGATACGCTCAGGTTGCAGCCAACGTCCCATACGGAGCTGACACCGGAACGGCTGTTGTAACCAACGAGTCGCGCGATACCTTAACGCTTACAGTTTCCTATAAGGACGCATATGCCTACGCAGGTTTCTTAGATCCTGGTACCTGGGACCTATACGCTACACGCGGAACAGAAACAGTCTATATTGCCTCAGGTAACTTAGTTCTACGTCTTGGGACAGCGCCTACACGCACGTACTCGCTAGGTGAGTAGCGTATGCCTATCACTAGTATATCCGGCGTTGATGAAGACGCGCTTAGCTTAAAATATTTGCTTGACGGAGTTCTTTCAAAGACAATTGAAGTTTTTGAAGAGTACAACGTGCCTATGCCTGCGCGTCGCTACTGGACGGTAGGAACTGCGCCTATTGACTGCGAGCAAGTTGTTGTTTCTTTTATTCAAATATATCTAGGAACTCCAGGCGACCAGGCAGGGCAGCCTTTGCGCACAACTAGCCCACGCAGCGCGGTGCTGTCTATTGGGATCTCTCGCGAGGTGCCTGTTGTTGGCGTAAATGGCCGCCCTCCAACAGGAGAAAAAATACAAGAAGGCTCTGAGATCGCCGCGGTCGATGCGTGGGTGTTCATGCGACTTCTAAATAGACTTGATCAGTGGGAACCAGGCGAATTTGGTCTTGGTGTTATAGCTACAGCTGACGTTAGCGGCGCTGAAGGCGGATTCCAAACTACAACCATGCAAGTAACGATGGCGATACCTTAAGATGGTCGTAAAGGTAATTTGGAACAAGCCTGCGATTGACAATATGCTCAATAGCCCAACTGGAGAAGTTGGCCGCTGGCTTTCTGCGCAGGGGGCGAAGTTCGTTGCGGCCGCAAGAGCTCAAGTGGGAAAAAGAACTGGGTTCCTTGCTGGATCTATTCACATGCGTCACTCGCGGGGCGCACGCTGGCAAGAATTGCGTATTGGCTCAACGTTGAGCTATGCACTTGCGCATCACGAAGGGACTAAGCCTCACGTAATCATGGCTAAAAATGCCGGAGCGCTTAGATTTACGTCTGGGACTCGAATCATATACGCACGATCTGTGAGACATCCTGGAACAAAACCAAATAAGTACCTTGCTGATAACCTGCATATATTCAGATCATAGCTTGGTATTTAGTGTAAAATAATCAAAAATAAGACAAAAGTCTTATTAAAGACAATAACATAATACGGAGGAAAGAAAGATGAGTACTAGATACAAGGACTTTGGTTCAGGCGGAGCTGCTGACGCTGCCCCTTTATCATTCAAACTTCACGACGAAGAATTTCACTGTGTAAAAGCCGTTCAAGGAAAGATCATGCTTGACATGGTTAAAGACTCAGGCTCAGAAGATCCAGCAAAAAACGCCGAAATGATCGAGAAGTTCTTTTCACAGGCTTTAGTTGATGAGAGCTACGAACGCTTTCAGGCTCTTCTTGTTCACAAGGAAAAAATCGTAACTGTAGACGCCTTAGCTGAAATTATAGGCTGGCTAATCGAGGAGTACACCGATCGCCCTTTAGTGCAGCCAGAAATCTCCTAGACTGGGGAGTTGATCTCTGGCCATATGTTAACGGAAGGACACTGATGAACGGTTTAGATCTTAGGACCATGCCAGCTAATGACATGGTTGATGTTCTTCACTACCTTTTTGAAGATGACCTCAGTGCTAGCACCGCAGAGCAAGCAGAGGCTCGCTCTAAGGCTAGAGTTTCTATCTATAGAGATCTTTACGGTCGCGAGTACAAGTACGCTGTAGACACTTCAGGCGCGTCCCATCCGGACTACAACAGCGCGGAGTACGGCGCTCCTGAAGAATCACAAGAAGAAGCTATAGTGCCTTTCAACCCGGTAAGACAGCCGGTAAAACCATTTATAAGTGCAACGCCTGTCAACGCTGCTTCTTCAAAACCATTTGGAAAAGTACTTGACGAACCAATGGGTCACTAGTAAATAAACATTAACGCAGGGAAGGAGGTGACATCATGGCAGTAGTAGGCGAGGCAATTATAATTGTCCGCACGGTCAGCACAGGTTTTGACAAGCAACTTAGAGATTCTGTAAAAGGAGTTGATAAGATTGGAAGCGACGCAGGTAAGAAACTTTCCAACGCATTTAGAAGAAGCGCGAGCAGAGGCAGCATTGGTGATCTTTTTTCTAAAGACACTAGATCTTTTAAGCAACTAGGACGTGAAGCAGACAGAGTTGGTAAGGCTTTTAACTCTCTTCAAAGAGTAGGGTACAATGTAGGAACTGCTATTGGAGTTCTTGTCTCTAGCTTGAGCTCTCTTGTTGTTGGTGTTGTCTCCTTAGGTGGTGCGGTTCTTTCTGCTACTCCGGCCTTAGTCGCGCTTGGCGGAGGCTTAGCTGCAATTATAGCCGGAAGTGTAGCTGCTAAGCTAGCGTTGTCTGGAATTGGCGCTGCAGTTAGCGCGTTAAATAAGCAAAAAACAGCAGGTGGCGGTGCGGGTGGGCAAAACCTAGCAAAAGAACTTGCTAAGATAGCGCAGAGGAACACAGAAAATCTAGCCGCCGCGGATAAAAAGTTAATTAAATCTAAGCTAGAGCTAACTAAGGCTCAGATTGCTTTTAACAAGGCGCTTAAAGAAGGCGCTGAAGAAATTCAGCAGCTTGGTTTTGACGCCGAGGACGCGGCAATTGCCGAGAAGAAGGCAGCGTTAGAACTCGAGGCTGCGCGTGAAACTTTAGCGCGGGTTCAAGATTTACCGCCTAACTCTCGTGCTCGAAGAGAAGCAGAGCTTGCGTACGAAGAAGCTGATCTAAATCTTCGTATGGCAATGGATAGAAATAAAGATCTGCAGGTAGAGCAAGATCGTCTTGCTAGAGAAGGTGTTGCTGGAACTAACGCTGTTATATCTGCAACAGACAATCTTACAAGTGCTGAAGAAAACTACATGGATGCAGTTGACGGCAAGGCTAAGGCTGAGCGCGACGCACTACAAGCTATTATTGACGCAAAAGAAAATGCTGCTAAAGCTGCTAAAGGACAAGACCCACTAGCGGGACTTACCGCTTCTCAGAAGGTATTCGCTAAGTTCTTAGCAAGTCTAAAACCTCAGCTAGATTCTTTAAAGGAAGCTGCGGCGTCTGGCTTCTTACCACTACTACAGACTTCAATTCAGCAGATCGTTGACAAGGCATTCCCGACGTTTAAGACTGGTCTTAACCTTGTTGGAAAAGCCATGGGCACGGCGTCCAAGTCTGTTTCAGACGCTATTGTAAATTCAGAAAATCTTGCAAAACTTGCTAAGGTATTTGAAACATCTGGCGGAGTTATTGAAAGTCTTGGAAAAAGCGTCGGTAGTTTATGGGGATCTTTACTCTCTATTCTTACAGCCGCTGAGCCTCTTACTAAGCGCTTCTTTGGTTGGATAGAAAAGACTACCGCCGGCTGGGACAAGATGCTCAGTACGAAGGAAGCAGACGGAAGTCTTCAAGCGTTCTTTAAGACAGCTGGTGATGTTGCGGCTCAGCTGGGGGACATATTTGGCAACACCTTTGGTTTTATTGGAAATTTAGTAAAGGCAAACACCGGGCCAGGTAGCGGTGGTCAAATACTTCTTGACTATCTAAAAGATGTAACAGCGCAGTGGAAGGCAAACACTGATTATACGGGAGACGGCCCTGGCTCCCTGCGCGAGTTCTTTAGAGACGCGGCAATAAACGTAAAGGCAATTCTTGGGTTTTTAGGTCCACTAACAAAAGAGTTTATAAAACTAGCTGGAGATCCTAACACTAAGGAGTTCTGGGATACTCTTGCAAAGGCAGTCCCAGATATAGGAGAAATATTTAAGAACTTAAATGAAGGTGGCCCTGCATTTGCAGAGCTTCTTGTCACTATGACAAGGCTAACAAAGATTTTTACTGAAGACGGCGGAATGACTATGTTCTTCAAGACGCTGAATATGATTGGTAAGGCGCTGGCTACTGTTTTTGAAACCAGGCCAGTACAGATGCTTATGAAGGTCTTGGGGCCATTACACGGAGTTTTGCTAGCACTTGGTTTTGCCGGAATGATCGCAGGTAAGGCAATGCTATATATGGTGTTTGTTGCAAAAAAAGTTATCTTTGTTTTTAAAGCTGTAATGTTCTATGGCAGAATTATTATGTTTTTGATGAAGATGATGTGGGCAACAAACCCTATTGGTCTTGTCATACTCGCTATCGTGGCGCTAATCGCGATATTTGTCACGTTGTACAACAGAAATAAGACATTCCGCGACTTTGTTGTAAGAATGTGGGAAAGAATTAAAGAAGGCGCGCAGATGGTATGGAATTGGATAAGTGAAAACTGGCCTCTTATCCTAGCTATATTAACTGGACCTATAGGCTTAGCTGTACTTGCTATTGTCAGAAACTGGGATACGATAGTTGAATTTGTAAGAGGAATACCTGGAAGAATTGCTGCAATTGCTAGCACGATGTGGACGGCAGTTACTAGTTTCTTCTCTAGTATGTGGCAAGGTCTTCAGAAACGCTGGGATGACGTTCTTGCCTACGTTCGCGCAATTCCTGGCCGTCTAAGAGCTGCAAACGCGGCTATATGGTCATGGATTGGCGATCGTTTTGGTGCCATGCGCGATAACCTTGCTGCTCGTGTAACTGCTTTTATTGAGTTTGTTCGCGGTCTCCCTGCTCGTGTAAGAAACGCCGCAGCAAACATGTGGGACGGACTTAGATCTGCATTTATAACTACATTAAATTATATTATTACGCGGTGGAACAGTTTTTCACTTGACTTAAGGCTCCCAGATAAAATTTTTGGAATGAGTTTAGGTCCATTAGCTGGTAGAGGTTTTACTTTAGAGACTCCTAATATTCCTACTATAAAACTTGCAATGGGTGGAATAGTACGTCCTACACCTGGTGGAACTCTTGCGACGATCGGCGAGGCTGGTCGCCCTGAGCGCGTAGAGCCTCTGGACGCGCAAGGACTATCTGTACGAGATCGCGCGATCATAAAGTTCCTTGCAGGAAAACAAGGCGCAGGCACTAATTTAACGTTTAAGGTCTATCCTTCTGAGAAGATGAGCGAAGCTGATCTTGCGGCGGCGATATCTCGTCAGGTTGGCTTCATGATTCGTAAGGGTGGCGTATAGCGCATGGCAAAAAATAATTTAGTCATTAACCCTTCGTTCAAAACTAACACTACAGGGTGGTCAACTTCATCTTCTAGCTCTATCGCTAGAATAACAACCGACGGGTTCTTTGGTACATCGTGCTTAGAGGTAACAAAGCAGGCTTCATCTAACTCTGGTGTTGTTACCTCTTCACGTATAGCAGTTTTAAGCAGTACTTCCTACGGAGTATCCGCTTACGTAAAGGTCCCTCTTGGCTCTCAAACTGGCACCTTCCAAATTAAAGTTGTGTGGTATACCGCTGTTTCTGGCGGATCACTTATCTCTACGTCTTCATCGAACGCTATTGAAATTACGGTAGGTGATCCATGGGTACGACTTACCGATGTAATCACCTCTCCGTCTAATGCGGCAGCAGCCTTAATATATGTTGTTCAGCCTTCAGCCGGGACTGCCGGTAAGGTATTCTATGTAGACGCAGTTCTCTTCGAGGCCGCAAGTTACGTTAACGAGTACTACGACGATGTAACTCAAGCGTACGAAAACAAGACAGTTGATAAGTCGCTTATACCTGTGCCTGTGCCAAAAATCACAGGCATGCAGCTCAACGCTGACATTAACTTGAACGGGCTTATTCTTAATACAATTGATGAAGACGGGGTCGTCTGGGTGTGCACCGGTATTGACGGCTGGTGGAATCATCCCGAGCCAGACATTGCAGATATCCCACGTGGATACGGAGATGGCTCGTATGATATACGTGGCCGCTACCAATCACGTCAGATCACGCTTAACGGAGTGTTCCTTACACCCGATTCTTCATATGTGCAAGCAGCTAGAGATAAGTTAATCAAGGCCGCGGACTTAGTTCACTTTGGCGGCTGGTTAAAGACCAACGAGAACCCTCTCAAGGCTTCCTGGGTAAGACTTAATGGTGCACCATCAATAGAAACTGTTAACGCTCGTGGACGCACTGAGTTCTCTATTGGCCTGCGCGCACCTGACCCACTTAAGTACGAGTGGTACGAAGACAACGAGCTCGGCTACCGCTCTGCCTTACTCACCTGCACTAACGCACTAAGCCCAGGTACAGGCACCGTGACTATTAACAATACCGGCAACGCCTACACTCCGGTAATTTTAGAGATTCATGGAACTGTCAACGGGAATGGCGATATCCAAAATATAACTACAAACGAGTTAATCTCAACCGTGCAGCCGATTGGCAGCGGAGTTGTCGTCGAGATCGACACAAAGGAGCACGAAGTAGCAGTTGACGGCGACGCCGTAGGAAAGCGTAACTACGTTGATGTTCTTGCGGAGTGGTTCTATCTTGCGCCTGGAAATAACGTAATAAGTTTTGCAGATGATGGAAATCCAAACAACTCTAGCGCTTATATAAATGTGTATTACAGGTCAGCCTGGCTAGGTTAATGATACAATGATAACAACGACTTATACAAAAAACGGAGGATAACATGGCTGTTTCAGACCTAACCGCAGTCAACTACCGTTACTTCACAACGGACATTTTAACCAATAACATTCTTGCAGAAATACCTTTCAAGGGTGTTTCCTACGAGCGCTCTATTAAGACCGCAGGAGCGTTCTCGGGGAGTATCCCGGTTATTCCAACTACCGGCGGAGCGGCTGGCACAGAGTCAATGAACCTGTATGACAGCACTATGCCTGGTAAGACTGCGCTGTACGTAATGCGCGGTGACGAGTGCGTCTGGGGCGGAATTATCTGGACGCGGACGTACGACGTTATCACAAGAAACCTTACGGTAAATGCATCTGAATTTCAGAGTTATCTTCACCATCGCGTCGCGTGGAAGACATGGTCACACGACTTTGGCGCGGACTACACCGTGACTGGCACAACAGACAAGACCTTAACCTTTACACTACAGAACAGTCAAACCTACAGCGAATTTACTACAGGGCAAGATGTTTACATTTCATTTTTATCTGGCGCGTCGAAAGATATTAGATATAAGTTTGGCGGATATTACACGCTGTTAAGCGGGTCAACCAGCTCCACGTTTTCAATTACTATTCCAGTCACAACTCTTAACGGTACTTTCCCAAGCGATGATGGAATTGCTACTGTTACAGTGCGCCCTGACACGTACGACTACACTCGTCAGCTGCTTCAATCTTTAAACGTTGACTTTTCAAACGTTGACTTTCCTAATGACGAGACTGCGCCTGGTGAGGCGTACTTCCTTAATCTGGTCAGCTCGTCTCGCGCGTCCAACGTTGCGACGATGACAACTGACGCTGCGCACTCGCTTATCCCCGGTCAAATTGTAACTATCGCAAACGTAGGAGCATCGTTTGATGGCAAGCACGTAGTTACTGCGACGCCTACTGCAACTACGTTTAGGTACGCATCTGTTGGAACTACTCAAAGCACAACTGCACTTTCTGCTAATTCACAGACTATTATTCTCAGAAGTCTAACAGCCAACGTTGTAACAATCACTACTGCCTCTGCGCATGGGTTCGAGGTAAATGACGTTGTTGTTGTTACCGGAGTGGACACAGCGGTAGATGGCAACTTTGTAATAACTGCAGTGCCTAGCGTTACACAATTTACTTATGGCTTATACACCGGAAATATACTAGAAGGCGGCGTAGTCGGAACTGCAACTGCCACTGTTAGTCCATCTGTCACGTATGCTTCTTGGGGTGGATTTACATATAACTCTGACGTAGACATTTCTGTTTCAGGCGAAGAGTACAGCGGAAAGAATGTGCCTAATAAAACGTACCGAGGCTACGAATTGCAGAATATTGGAGAAGCATTAGACACTTACTCTAACACTGTTGATGGCTTCGAGTATCGTATAGACTGCTCGTATGATGGCGCGACATCTTCTTTTTCTCGCACGTTTGTTCTTATGCCGATTACTCCTGCGGGCTTTCCTACTTTGGCGCCAGGCGCGGTGGCAGACCCATCAGACTTTGGTGCAGATGTGCTTGTATTTGAGTATCCTGGAAGTATTTCTAGTGCAACTATGGAGGAGTCTGCCGAGTCTTCTGCAACACGCTTCTGGGTGATTGGCGATATTGGAGATATAGGTCCAGAGTCAAGTCAGCCGTACGCTGCTGCAAGTGCGTATGATCTGTTAGACGCTGGTTGGCCTATATTAGAAGAAGTAGAGTCTCAGAAAGATGTAGGAGACGAAGAGACTCTGACATTATTTGCAGAAACGTACTTAAACGAATCACGTCCTCCGCAGTCTAATATTGAAATACAGGTTAACGGCTCAATGGAGCCTAAGATTGGAAGCTACAGCCCGGGTGACTGGTGTGTAATCGTGCTTAATGATGAGTTTATTAACTTACGTCTAGCGAGTGACCTTGAGCCTAGAGACACTGTTTTAGTTAGAAAAATTGACGGTTTTTCTGTGTCCGTCCCAGACAGTCCGTCATTCCCAGAGACTGTTTCATTAGTCTTAGTAACAGAACCAGGAGTTGATAAACGTGGCTCTTAGAAGAAGACGGCGTAAGCTCACTACTACCCTTACAAACGTTGACAGACGTCTACGTGAAGTAGAGCGTCGCCGTGCCCCTAAGAGAGTAGTTCCTGCGGCAGCGAGTATTACAGTAGAGCAGTTGGCGGAGGACGTTCCAACTACCGCAGCGGCGATTCAGGCAACAACCGGCACGATTAAAACTATTCCTCCAGCCGTCTACAAAAGAATTATTGCTAAAGAGTATAAGACGTTTAAAAGTTTTATAAAGCCTGATAAGGCAACTCTTACAACAGACATCGCGCACGAGTTAATTGTTGGAGATAGAATACTAGTAAGTGGACTAAACTCACAGTTTGACCTTACGGCTCCTGGTGGAGACCGTCCAAACTTTTATTCAAGACTAGAGTACCTCTTTTGGACAGTTACAGAAGTTATAAGTGACTACACTATTGTTTTTACGCGCCGTTGGGAAGGAAGTAACAGCTCTGTATTAAATGTAAATGCGAACACTGTAGCGTGGAAAGCTGTAACTACTAAGGCTATAACAAGTAACGTTGTAACTCTTACTATAGGCAGCGGGCACACGTTTATCGTAGGCGACAGAGTAAATGTCGACGGCGTAGGTGAAGAGTTTGACGGTAACTACACGATTACCGCAAAAACTTCTACAACCGTCTCGTATAAGACTGCAAATGACCAAGAAAACATTGCAGCTACCGCAGGAGACGGCGGCGTATACCCTACGTTAATTAAGTACGTGCAGGTTGGCGATACCTGGTCTGACCCTACAGATGGCGCTCTGTACTCTTGGACCGGTCTTAAGTGGGAGCAGGTTAACGCCAGCATAGACACTACAGGCGTGTTTATTCCAGATGACATAGCGCCAAAAATTCCAACAAGTTTAGCTGGTGCAGGCACCGCGTACTACGACGTGCGAGATCCGCGTGCGCGAGTTGTGCTTACATGGCTTGCCCCTACGCAAAATGTTGACGACACCGCCATAACAGATCTTGTTGGCTATGATATCTTTTATCGAACGTTGGTAACAGATGACTGGAAGTTCTTAATCTCTGTGACAGATCTTACATACACCCACGAAGGCTTAAAGCAAGGTGTAGCGCTTCGCTATGCGGTTAAGGCGTATGATAAATCGGACAATAGATCTGATTACTCTGCCGAGATATTTTTAACAACTCCTATCTCTGTTGTAGTTGTAGAGCGTCCTAGCGCTCCTCAGCTAACTACTCGCCTAGGAACCGTTACTGTTCGTTGGAACGGTCTTGACTATCTTGGCAACGCTATGGGTGACACCTTCGCGTACATTGAGATTCATAGATCTCTGACAAGTGGATTTACACCTAGCACTTCAACAGCTATTGGAAAACTTTTTGCTGCTCCAGAGCTATACGTAGACACAGATCTAACGTACGCTACTACGTATTACTACAAGTTCATCGCGATAAACTTAGCCGGCGGTGCTACAACAGCCTCTACTCAGTCATCTACCTCGGTAAACAGACTAGTAGACACCGATCTAATTGCTAATACTCTTAGTACCTGGCCTTTTGCTGGACAGATAGTATCTGCATCCGCAATCGCCGATGGGTCAATTGACGTGTTTAAGATAGCTAACGGCGCGGTAAATGCAGAAAAAATTCTTGCCAATGCGGTGACAGAGCTAGCAATTGCAGCTAACGCAGTATCCTCGGCAATGATCCAGGTTAACGCGGTTACCTCGTCTCAACTGGGGCCTAACGCAGTTACACAGGCAAAAATTGCAGACGCTGCTATTACCGCTGCAAAAATTGGAGCTAACGCAGTTGAAGCTGGCAAGATTGCTGCAAATGCTGTAAACGCTAACGCACTTGCTGCAAACGCAGTTATTCTTGGAAAAATTGGACCTAACGCAGTTGCTGCTGGCGCAATCGCAGCCAACGCGGTAACTCTTGGCTCTATTGCTGCTAACGCGGTAGATGCAACTGCAATTGCCGCGGCTGCAATTACAGAAACTAAGATTGCCGCTAATGCGGTTGTAGCAGCAAGTATTCAAGCTAACGCGATTACCGCGAGTAAGATAGACGCTAACGCTGTAACAGCAACAACAATTGCAGCTAACGCAATTACGGCAGTAAAGATTGCAGCTAATGCTATTACTGCAGGTAAAATTGACGCAAATGCGGTAACCGCCGCGACGATCTCTGCAGGTGCTATTGAAGCTGGAAAAATCGCGGCTAACGCTGTTACTGCTGCTACTATCCAAGCAGGTGCTATTGAGGCTGGAAAGATTGCAGCTAATGCGGTAACTGCTGCAACAATTCAAGCAAATGCAATTACAACTGGCAAAATTGACGCAGGCGCAGTAACCGCTGCAACCATTGGCGCTAACGCAATTACGGCAGGCAAGATCGACGCAGGAGCGGTAACCGCTGCAACGATTGCAGCCAATGCTATCGAGGCTGGAAAGATTGCAGCCAATGCAGTTGTTGCTGGAAGTATCGCCGCAGGCGCGGTAACTGCAAACGCAGTTGCAGCCAATGCTATTACCGCGGCTAAGATAGTTGCAGGAACTATTAGCGCTACAGAAATTGCTGCTAACGCTATTAGCAGTGACAAGATTGCAGCCAACGCAATTGGTGCTAACCAAATTGCAGCTGGCGCAATTATTGCCGGTAAGATTGGCGCTAATGCTATAACCGCTGCAGCTATTGAAGCCAATGCTATTAGCGCCGGTAAGATTCAAGCTAACGCTATTGAGTCAGACAAAATTAACGCAGGAGCAATTACAGGAACAAAAATCTCAGCCGATGCAATTGATGGTAAGACTATCACAGGCGCTATAGTAAGAACTGCTGCATCAAACCCTAAGGTGCAGATGGACACCACGGGACTATACTTTACAAACTCTAGCAGCGTTAACGTTCTTTCTATAGTTACTTCTACAGGCGCTGCTACCTTTAGAGGCTCTCTTGCTATTGGTACCGGCACCGTCTCGACTACGATTAGCTCTTCAACAGGCTCTGTAACTATGACTGATACCAGTACTGGCTTTGGCGGCTTCGGTGCGTTCTCTGTTTCAGCGTTAAACATATATGGTGAATCGGTTTCTGTACAGATGGGTGCAGGTGGTATTACTCTTAACCGCGGCGCTGCTACCGGAACAGTTTATATGAACAACGAAGATGCAGGTCGCAGTCGCGGGCTAGAAGTTGTCGCCGCATCCGGCTACGCTTTAAATCTTGTAGCTAACGGTGGCACCGCAACCTCAAACACACAGCGACATATCGTTTTTACCGGAGTTGCTGGTAACCCGTTAAACAGCATCTACACGGGCGTGTATTCTTCCGCTTCCGACGAGCAATCTGCGGGAACGTTCTTGACAGCAACTGGCGGAATTATTGCTAGACGTTTTAACTCTATACCTTTGTTTTTACACAAATACGAAGCCGGAACAGGCACTACTGAAATGATTCGTCTCATTGTAAATGGCGCAGACCGTGGTGGAATTAACGCAAGTACGTCGGCAAGCCCTTCTTTTAGAGCTCCTTCTGACTACAGACTTAAAGAAAATATACGAGACTATTCAGGATCTATTGAAGTAATAAAATCAAAAAGAATTCGAGTTTTCAATCTAAAAGATGACCCAGATAAGACAGAGGTTGTTGGTTTTATCGCTCATGAATTTGGCGCTGATGGCACCCCTGAGCTTACTATGGGAGAAAAGGATGCCGTTGATAAAGACGGAAATCCGGAGTACCAGTCTATCCTTACTACTAATATACTACCTTACGTAGTAGGAGCTCTAAAGGAAACAATTCTTAAGGTAGAAGAGCTAGAAAATCGAATAACTACACTGGAGGCATAATGACAAATAACCAAGAACAAGACATAAAGATCGAGCATGTACTTGCGGCGCTACGCACTCATATCGGCGAGTTGGCGCAGGAGATAGCTGTTCAAAAGGCAACGATTATTGCTCTTACCGCGGAGCTAAACGCGCCTGAGGGAGAACTAGAACCAGAGCAAGACGTACCACGAAAAATAAAAATTGCTAGAGCAGAAGATATTTAGTAATAAAGTGCAAATGTCATGATTTTTTCATATAAGTTTGATAATATGTTGCCTAGCGACATACCGACACAGGGAGAGATATAGTGTTTGAAGTTAAGGATAACGCTAGAACTTTACAGTTCAATGGACGTCTCCTAAGTGAATCATCTTCCTGGCGTCGCGGATCAACGCGCTGGATTGAATTCGCGCTCTACAAAACAGACAACGGCTCCTACATTCTTTCTCGCATTGGCGTGTCTATCGTCTTTCATGGAGCAGCCTGCCCTCTTGTAAAGCGTTATGGCCTCAATGAGGTAAGTGCAGATGAGCTAGATGATAGAGCCCTTCCATGCGAAGAGTGCTTACCATCTCGCTCTGCGGTGATGATTTTCCCCGAGAAGCATCGTTACTGGGCACAGGTTAGCGATGACCCTAATGCGGTCCTCGAGGCGCTTTATAAGTATGACCAAGGTGGCGCAAGGTATTTAACCAAGGTAGCCGAGCGTCTACTCCAGGTTGCAGCCGAGATAGATAAAGGAATCGAGTCAATCTACAGGATAGAGCTTATTCCATAAATCAAGCTTTAGTGTTATAATTTTCTTAGAGACAAAGGACGCAGCGAATGTTTATAGTAATCGAAGGTACAGACGCCTCAGGCAAGTCTACACTCGTGTCTGAAGTCCAAAAACAACTTGCTGAAAAGTTTCCTAAAAAAGAAATCGAGTTTTACCATAAGTCTAAGCCTGATGAGATGACTCGCCGTTGGGTCCTACAGGATTACGTCACGTCTATTGAAAATATTGACTGGTCAAAACGCATAGCTGTTGCAGACCGTTGGCACTGGGGCGAGGTAACTTACGCCGCGGTAAAACGCCCTGAGACGGGTTCTGGCGATGGATATGGTCTCCTTGGTAAAGCTGGTTGGCGTTGGACAGAGCTCTTCCTTCAATCACGCGGTGTTGCTCAATTTTGGTTGTATCAACCTCTTGATGTTATTACTCGTCGTCTAAACGCTCGCGGTGACGATTACGTACAGGCAAACGAGCTAGAACAAATCTTAGGTCTATACGAAGTTGCTGCGGCGATGTCAGCGGGACTGGCGGGACGTCTAACTCCTGCACCTGACTCACTAGATTCTATCGGACATCTTGCTTCACATATTATTAACAGAGCTGATGCCATACAAGATGACGCGCAGGAACTTGCTAGGTTTCCGGAGTACATCGGACCACGTTTTCCAAGGGTGTTACTTGTAGGTGACACAAGAAATATCACTAAAAAATATGGCGAGGAAACTATTCTTCCTTTCATGCCTGTTGACGGCAACTCCGGCGAGTATTTGCTTACAGCTCTCGAATCTGATAAGTGGAAGACTATGGGTATAGTTAATGTAAACGATATGTCTTCAGAACGTTTTGAGGATCTATGGTGTACGTTACGCCGTCCACCAGTTGTAGCTCTAGGACGGCTTGCAGAACGTGGAATACGCCATGCAAATATCCCTGACTACCTATACACCGTAACTTCACACCCGCAACACGTACGTCGATTTTTTAACTCTAAAAAAGAAGAGTATGGCCAAGCTATTACACGTCTATCTACGAAAAAAGATAAGGATGATCCATGGATACTGCGATAATCAACATACCTGACGCTGTTAACGGATACGTTGACCTTGTTCAGCACGTTCTAAAGCACGGCAGGGAGGCAGCTCCTCGTGGAATGAAGACGCGTGAAATTGAAGATGCAGTTATTCGCATTGAAGATATTAAGCACACACTGCCTTTAGGCGTAGGGCGTGGGACTGTCCCAGGTATCGGTGCGGTTGAAGCCTGTCAGCTGCTTGCGGGTGCTGCAACTCCTAAACTTGTTGTCGCAGTAGGTCCAATGTTTAAGAACTACGCTGAAGACAACGGAATGTTTCATGGAGCATACGGCGCACGCACGCAAGATCAATACGGACCGATCATCGAGCGTTTAAAGAACGACCCAGACTCACGACAGGCTGTTGTCACTATATGGGACCCAGTCCTAGATCTTTTGCCGGAGAAGCGCGATTACCCTTGCACGATTCTTCATCAGTTTAGAATTCGTGACAACAAGCTTAATATGAGTGTTTACATGCGCTCAAATGACGTATGGCTAGGAGCAGCGTACGACTTCTTCCAATTTACACGAGTGCAAATTGCAGTAGCGTCTGTTTTAGGAATTGCCCCTGGTTCATATACGCACCATGTCGGATCTCTTCATATCTATGAACAGCACTACGATGCAGCTGAAAGCTTAAAGTATACGACTGAGCCTTACGAAGATATCCCTGCAATAACAGGTTTTAATTGGCGACAAGTTCAAGATCGCGCACTGTCTTCATTAAGCGCCGCAATGCATATTGAAGAGCCTATGTTAGTGAATAGCCTTCACCCGTTTGAAGGCTGGTACGCTCGTGCGATGATTACCGCTATTAAAAAGAACGAGGCAAAGACAAATGGGTAACGACAGTATAGATAAGTACGAAGAAGATGAAAGCCCTCTGAGAAGTGCGGTAGTCCAACTTCATGAGCTGTTTGAAGAGCTAAAAAGCGCAGGGTTTTCTCGTAAGGAAGCTCTTTCGTTAGTTGCAAAAGTACTTGCCGCATCGGTAACAGAAGGTATGGGAGACTTATCAGAATGACGAACACTCGCCCATCGTGGGATGAAGTCTGGATGCAGGTTGCGGATACTATAGCTCTGCGTTCTCGCTGTAGCCGCGCTCAAATTGGCGCGGTTGTAGTCTCTAAAGACCAACGCGTAAGCTCTACTGGTTACAACGGTCCAGCTGCATCTTTTCCAAACGAAGGCGAATGTATTAACTGGTGCCCACGTGCGCAAGGCACTGCGCCACTAGACAACATGTATGATGCGTGCCCATCTATACACGCGGAGGCAAACGCGTTACTGTACGTTGATAGATCTCGTACTGAAGGCGGAACAATATACATAACAGACGCTGCGTGTATGCAATGCGCGAAGTTAGTTTCTAACTCTGGTGTGTCTAGAGTTGTTATGCGTATACAATCAAAGGCCGAGCATAGACAGCCAGAAAAAGTTATGGAGTACTTTATTAAGTGCAACATTGAAATGACGATATTTGAGGAAGCTAATGGTTGATAACTTAGAAGGAGTTCAGCTTCACTTAATTGACAGCGTAGAAAAGGCAGGCGAGTTTATAACTTGGCTAGGTGAACGACGACCTCATAACGCGGTTGCAATTGACACTGAAACTGGAGAACTTCCAGGTAACCCACGTGACCATGCGCTATCACCGTGGCACGGCAGACTGCGTTTAGTTCAAGTTGGCGATGGTAAACAGTCCTGGGCTATGCCGTGGGACGAATGGGCCGGAGTTTTCTATGAGGCTATGGATAAGTTTGATGGACCTATCGTTTGCCATAACGTAGCTTTTGAAGCTCGCTGGTTTGATATACAGTCGCGTTGGAAAATACCTTGGCACAGAGTGCACGACACAATGATTATGGCGCACATCATAGATCCACTTGGCACAGGCGCACTTAAGCGTCTTGCTGCTCTGCACGTTGACGGCCGCGCGGTTGCGTTGCAAGGTACACTTGATGAAGAGCTTGTCAAGAACGGTTGGACATGGGGAACTGTTCCTACTAATTTTCAACCTTACTGGTCATACGGTGCGTTAGACTGCATCTTAACTATGCGCTTATGGGAACAGTTTTACGAGAAGTGCGGTCCAGGACAGCCCTACCACAAAGCGTACGAGCTTGAAATGCAGACTCGCCGCATTGTTACGCGTATGGAGCTCAATGGCGCGCGCATTGACCTAGACTACTCTAGAAAGAAGTTTGATGAGCTTACTTCCTACACGGAGCAAGTTAAGTCGTGGGCGCAGCAAAAGTATGCTGGCGTTTCTATAACTAGTAACATTCAACTAGTGCGCTTGCTAGAATCTCTTGGTGCAGAGATTAACGAGTTTACACCTTCGGGTCAAAAGTCCGCGTCTAAAGATCAGCTACAATTCTTAGCGATTTCAGGTAACTCCGAGGTAAAAGAACTTGCTGAGATAGTACTTAAACAACGCAAGGCAGACAAGCTTGCTAACACGTACTTTGCAAACTTTATCAATGACAACGTAAATGGTTTCGTGCACCCGTCTGTAAAGACACTTGGCGCACGAACAAGTCGTATGTCAATACAAAATCCAGCGCTGCAGACTTTGCCTAAGGGTGACGATACAGTCCGTACTGCTTTTATCCCAAAGGACGAAGATCATGTCATCATCACAAGTGACCTTGACCAGGTCGAATTTAGAATGTTCGCATCCCTCTCACAAGACCCAAACCTCATCACACTCTTTAACCGTGCAGATGCGACAGGGTCAGATCCGTTCACTGAAATTGGTCGTGAAATCTACAACGACCCTACGATGCAACGGTCGGACAAGCGTCGTAATCTCATCAAAGGAACTGTCTACGGTCGTCTCTACGGCGCAGGCGTCGCAAAACAAGCGCTTACAGCTGGTGTAGCAGAAGGCCAGATGAGAACTGTTTCAGATGCGTTTGACATGCGCTTCCCTGGTATGTCGCTCTTTCAAAAACAAATTGAAGACGCCGGTATGCGCAGACTTAAGGCAGAAGGCCAAGGTTACGTGTACACATGGACTGGTAGACGTTTACCTTGCGACGAAGACCGAGTGTACACGCTTGTTAACTATTTAATTCAAGGTGGAGCTGCTGAGGTATTTAAGTCTAACTTAATAAAGCTAGATCAGGCAGAATTAACTGAATTACTAATCGTTCCGGTGCACGATGAAATTGTGCTTAACGCACCGCGCAAGGACGCGCAGGAAATCATGAAAATTGTAAAACAATGTATGACTACTACCGAAGGTTGGGCTGTGCCTTTAACTTCTGGAATTGACGGACCTATGGAGAACTGGGGAGAAAAGTATCGATGAAAGTGATCCTATCTGTAGATCCAGGTAAGGCAACAGGCATGACTTTGTTCTCGTTTGAGCGCGGTGAAGAGCCTGTCTTGCTCTGGGCGGGAGAGTACCAACAAGAAGAGTATGCTAAGCCTATTCGTGACACTCTTGTTCAGTACCCTGACGTAATTGTTGTCTGCGAGCGCTTTATCATTAACGCTCAGACGGCAAAAAAATCTCAGGCTCCATACAGCCTCGAGCAAATCGGTATCTTAAAGCAATGTCTTATGGACGCGGGAAGAAAGGCAGATGACATCATACTTCAGTCACCTTCCGACGCCAAGGCAATGTTTGATAACCCTAAACTTAAGAAGCTGGAATATTGGCATAAGGGTGGTGAAGGTCATGCTCTTGATGCGATACGACACGCTTTATTGCAGTGCGTAAAGCTCGGTTGGGTCCCTAGAAGACTTCTGCAATAAAAAACTACATACTAAGTAGAAATGTAATAACATTTAAGTAGTTTCCTGTTAGTATAGCGACTTAACGACGAAAGGATACGCAAAAGGTGCCAGTAAACGTAGAGCTCGATGAATCGGGCAAGCACGTAATAATAAATACTGAGTGGCGTCTCAAGGAACTTTGTAAAAGTATCCCTGGCGCAAAGTGGGACGCAAAGACGCAAGTCTGGGCTGTGCCTGCATCATGGGCAACGTGCTTAGCGCTACGGTCTACCTTCAAAACTGACCTTGAAATTGGCCCTAGATTGGCCTCTTGGGCAACCAACGAAGTGACTACACGTATTACCCCGGCTAATGAACTTCGTGACCTAGAAACCCTTGAAGAGGGCAACGAGGACCTGTTCCCACACCAGCGTGCGGGCGTCAAATTCCTATCGGTAGCCCGTAGAGCGTTACTGGCAGATGAACCTGGTCTAGGTAAAACAGCGCAGGCAATTAGAGCGCTAAAGCAGCTTCAAGATAATGGCGAGGACGTATTCCCCGCGCTTATCGTTTGCCCTAACACGTTAAAGAAAAACTGGAAGCGCGAGTTTGATATGTGGTGGCCTGGTGTTGATGTTGAAGTTATCAAAGGCTCTGCAACTCAGCGTAGGAAGATCTTTGAGGGCGAGGCTGACGTATACGTTATTAACTGGGAGTCCTTGCGCTCTCACTCGCGTCTTGCACCTTATGGCTCGGTTGCCTTAGCTCGTTGTACAGACTGCGGCGGGCACGATGATAAAACAACAATAAATCGTTGCGAGGTTCACAAGCGGGAACTTAACGAAATCGACTTTAAGGCAGTGATTGCTGATGAGATACACCGCTCTAAAGAGCCAAAGTCAAAGCAATCTCGTGCTCTGTGGGCTGCAACAGGCGACGCGGATATTCGCTTTGCGTTAACGGGAACACCTATCGCAAACAACGTTTTAGATCTATGGTCTATCCTTCACTGGCTATCGCCTGAAGAGTGGCCAAGCAAGACCCGTTGGGTTGATCGTATGGTTAACGTAATGTTAAACGCCTTTGGTGGCATGATGGTTTTAGGCGTAAAGCCGCACATGGAACAAGAGTTTTACGCAACTGTAAATCCACGCATGCGCCGTATGCTTAAGGCAAAAGTTTTACCATGGTTACCAGAAATGATGTTTGAACGTCGCGATATAGAGATGTCTACTAAGCAAAAGAAAGCTTATGACCAGATGCGCGACACGATGATTGCAGAGTTAGAATCGGGAGAGGCGATTACCGCACCTTCAGCGCTTACGCAGACTATTCGTTTACTTCAGTTTGCAAGTTCATATGCAACAATGGACGTAAACGAAGACACCGGTGAGATGCGCGCAATACTTGCTGAGCCTTCTTGCAAGGTAGACTCTTTAATGAGCGACATAAACAGCGGAGACTTTGGCGATGATTCTGTTGCAGTCTGCGCGGTATCGCGTCAGTTAATTGAGCTATTAAGTGCGGAAATGACAAAGGCTAAGATTCCGCATGGTTTAATCACTGGAGCACAGAACGAGGATGAACGCCAGCAAGCTGTTGATGATTTTCAGTCTGGCAAGTTAAAGTGGATTCTGTTTACTGCGCAGGCGGGCGGAGTTGGAATTACCTTGACTGCAGCTCGTCGTCTTGTAATGCTACAACGTCCATGGTCACTTGTTGACCACAAGCAAGCACTTGACCGCGTGCACCGTATCGGATCTGAAATTCATGACTCGATTATCGTTACAGATTACGTTACAGACGGCTCTATTGAGGAACGTGTTATCCAGGTTCTATCAACTAAGGCTGATAACTTTGAACAAATCGTAAAAGATAAAGACAAGCTTCTCTCACTACTCAAAGACGATAAGGCAGGAAAGCTATGACACAACCTATAAGAATCTCTAACTCCGAGATTCAAACTTACAAAGATTGTAAGAGACGCTGGTGGTTAAGTTACTATCGTCGCCTACAGCCAAAACAAAAGTCATTCACAGGCGCACTTGCCTTAGGTTCACGCGTCCATGAAGCGCTGGACATGTACTACTCTAAGCAGATACCTCTACAAGAAGCTCATGCGCAACTAGTCGAACAGGACAAAATTCTACTAGAGAACGAAGGCCGAGATACTTTCGATTTAGATTCAGAAGCCGAGCTAGGGCGCATAATGCTTGAAGGATACCTACAGTGGGTTGAGGAAAACGGTATTGATGCCGAGCTTGAGATGATCTCTACAGAAGAGATTATTGAAATGCCACTCTTTGACGGCAAGGTTATCCTGCAAGGTAAGATTGATATGCGTGTTCGTCGTAAGGCTGACGGTGTGCGTATGTTCCGTGACTTTAAGACAGTAGGTGGGTCATTTACCGACTTTACAGCAATGGCGCACATGAACGAACAGATTCTTACCTATATGCTTCTTGAGACAGCGCAGAACAAAGAAGGTGAACGCTCTGAAGGCGGACTGTTTACTATGCTTAAGAAAGTTAAGCGTTCTGCTAATGCGCGTCCTCCGTTCTATGAGCAGATGGAAGTCCGACATAACGTCTTTGCTTTAAGATCATTCTGGCAACGTATCCATGGAACACTTACCGATATGCTTGCAACACGTAAGGCGCTAGACGAAGGTACAGATCATCGCTTTGCGGCGTACCCAAGTCCTTCACGCGATTGCAAATGGAAATGCTCATTCTTCTCTATATGTCCTATGTTTGACGATGGAAGTGCTGCTGAGGCTGCGTTAGAAGACGCATTTGAAGTTTCTAATCCGTACGCTTACTATGGCGTAGAAGAAAAGAGAACAGACTAATGTTACACAAACAAGAGATGAAAGGAAACAATGATGTCTGACGTACAACGTTCGCTGACTATCATGGTTTACGGAGAATCAAAGGTTGGTAAATCAACCTTCGCCGTAACCGCGCCGTATCCACGTCTCATGCTTGACGTTGAAGGTGGGCATCGATTCCTACCTATCACCGTTAAGTATTGGGACCCTATCCGAGAAGAACCACCAGTTGCCGATGGCACCTGGGATACTGTAGTCGTTAACGTTCGCGACTACGATGTTGTTCTCAAAACATTCCAGTGGTTACAAACTGGAAAGCATCAGTTCAAGTCACTTATCATTGACTCCATCTCTGAACTTCAAGTGAAGTGCATGGATTCAATTGCGGGTACTGAACAGATGAAAATGCAACAATGGGGCGAGTTGCTTCGTCATATGGGTGCGCTACTGCGTGACCTGCGTGACTTAACAATGCACCCTACACAGCCCTTAGAAGCTGTTGTATTGACTGCCATGGCGCGTCCTGGAGCAGACGGACGTTCACGTCCGTACCTACAGGGTCAGCTCGCAATTCAAGCACCTTACTTCTATGACATCCTCGGCGCAATTACAGTGGAAACTTTTCCAAATCCAGACCCACTGCAATCACCGTTTAAGGCACGTCGTATGTACGTAGAACGCACAGACGAATATGAAGCAGGCGAGCGAGTACAAGGTCGACTTGGAAAGATCGTTGAACAAGAAAACCTTGGAATCGAGCGCATGCTAGACATGATCTTCGGGCCAACACCACAAGCAACTCCAACAACGAAAGGAAATGACTAAAGATGAGTACTCTTAACTGGGGCGATTTAGTTAAAGATGCCGGCGAAGTTTCAACTGGCTATGATCCACTACCAGATGGCGATTACGACTTACTAGTTGTAGAAGCTACCGCAAAGGTCTCGCAATCAGGCAAGACTATGTTTGCCGTTAAGGCACAGGTACAAAACGGAGCGCATGCTAAGCGTCTTGTTTGGGATAACCTCGTAGTTACTCCAGACAACAATGCTGCACTAGGCATGTTCTTTCGTAAGATGTACGCTCTAGGTCTTGGTCGTGAATTTTTTGCAACCAACCCTTCAAACGCTCAAATCGAGCAAGCAATTCGTGGACGTTCTTTCCGTGCACAGGTAACATCACGTACCTGGCAAGGTCAGAAGAAAAACGAAATTAAGCAGTACTACCCGTCTGCTACAACACCTGGCGCAGCAACCGCTGCGGCACCTGCTCCGGCACCTGCGCCTGCGCCAGCGCCTGCTGCTGCTCCGGCACCTGCACCAGCACCGGCGCCTGCCGCTGCTGCAGTAGCAGAAGCTCCAGTAGTCGCAGCTCCACCGTCAGCTCCATTCTAAAGACTAAGTACGTCTGGTTTATCACCTGTTCCTGGTACAGTGAATAGGTGATACTCCAAATCTACTTAGAAAGGTAGTGGACATGAAGGTTCTAATGAGTGGGTTCACTGCGTTGCAAATCAACACAGAAAAACGCACAATACAGAAGATTGACGTGCCTGCGTCTATTGCTAAAGCGCTACGTGAAGCTGGGCATGATGTTGACTGGCGTAAAGTTACTCCAGGCGAAGATCTTTCTAGCTACGATGTACTGTGGATAAACCTTGCACCACTTAACTCGTTAAACGGCCGCCAAGGGGCAATGGGCGCACTGTACGCTTTGTCATCTGGTATTCCTTGTGTAGGATTCTTTGATGATTGGCAGTTTAACACAGTATTCAACGGCGCACGCGCTTTAATTCGTAAACCTGAGATGCTATATAAGCATCTGCTTGTAGGCACAGAACATCGCGGTGAAGAAGGCGCAACGTACTTTAGTCGTGCAGATATCGAGGCAGCGCTCGAGCGAGTCAAAGAATTAAATCCTGCGGCAGCAAAAAAGTGCTACATCGAGCGCTACTACATGATGGACAACGATGAAAACATTAAGCCGTATGAAAAAAGATTAGTTGAAGCTGCGCGTGACTTACTTGCTGATCGATGGGCTGCTGGTATGGTTCCAGTGTGCCCTATGTACGCTTTTGGAGATAGATCTAGCGTACGTAAGCGTATGCCTGATGAAGTTGGCCCTATTGAAGCTCTAGACCCTACCGCTACGATTATTCCAACACTTCAACCTGTCGTGCCTCTGTCTTCAGCAAGCAAGAAGCGCTCGTGGGTACTTGGCGCTCTTATGCCGCATGATACTTGGTTAGAAAAGAAAGATCCAGACTGGCCAGTTGAAATTGTAGGCAGTCGTAAGCTTATTAAAAAACTTGGTGGACAACGTTTTGACACCGAACAAGACGTCCTCGAGTTTTACAATCATCACTGGGGAATTCTTTCTCCACCGTATCCACACGCGGGGTCCGGCTGGTGGCGTAGTCGCTTCCTATACGCAGCGCATGTGGGTTCTATTCTTGTAACCGACAAAGGCGAAGGCGATTCACTTGGTGATGCGTATAAGCTAAAGATTACCGACGTTGAGAAGATGTCTGATACAGAGCTACACGAAGCAGCCATGGCACAACGCACTGCACTTGCTCCGTATATCCCAGAATACTCTGCGTTTGTAGAGCACTGTAATCGCATCATTGAACGCGCGGTAGCCGAGGATAAAGGTGTTAAGCGTAACGCAGATGGGACTTTGGCATGAGCAAGATTCTTATAACCGGCATGTCTGCTTCTCATGCGTCAGAATCTGCAAATGCTAGATCTGCGTCATTTGCAAGTGTTATACGGACAGTTCTAGTTCTTCAAGGACATGAAGTAGTACAGTTGGATCCTGAAGTCTCATGGAACACTAAAGATTTAGATCAATACGACTCTGTCTTAGTCGGGCTAAGTCCTCTAACAAGCTTAAGCGCTAATAGAGTCTACGGTGCACTTAGCGTAATAGACGTGCTACTTGACACTGATAAACTTGTACTTTTCTTAGATGCACCAGAGCCTAACCGTATTACGTCTAGTCTTCGTGCAATTATTAAGACCCCAGACAACCTAACTAAGCCTTTTTACTCGTATCGCAAAGGCTACGACACGGCTTCGCAGCCAAACATGCTTCAAAACTTATTAGACATAGTAGAGCATCTACTTACTAAAGAGTGGCCAACTACACTGTATCCTTCACTTCCATGGCAGGATAAAGATAGAGTAGCAGCTCAGCTACCGGCAGGCGCTGCGTCTTCTTTGGTTCCTATAAGCTTAGATTCTTATCTTATAAATAATCAAGACGTTATAGAACTAGAGCGCCGTGAAAAGTGGGTAGTAGAAAATTATTCTTCATCATGGGTAAAGTCAACTACCGCAACATTACAAAGGCCGACCGTTCCTATGAAGTGGCACAAGGGCTGGACAGACGCGCAGGTAGAGAGCCAGATTGCCGCAGGTGTAGGCGCGCTATTTAGTCCACACTTAAACGGCACATGGTGGTCGTACAGACTTATACAATGTATCAACACGTTAACTCCCGTAGCAACCGACTGGCGTGAAAGCAGCGCGATAGGCAGCTCATGGGCGCACTTGGCTTCAAGGATAGAAGATATGTCGCAGGAAGAAAGAAATACACTAGCTAAAGATCAACGCAAGGAATACACAGACGCAATACCTACACGCACTGACGCGGCAATAGCGCTATCTAGCGCTCTTAAACTATATTCTAAGAAAGGATAGCATGTCTATTTTATTTGATTCTTGGTTAAAACGTACCCGTGAATTGCAAAAAGACGTATACTTTATTAACTACGAAGAAATGGAAGGCGATAAGCCTCAGAACATTCGCAGGTTTGTAGAGTATCTACGTTGGAATATGCTAGCGGTAGACGATGAACTTGCAGAGATGCGCCAGGCAATCTCGTGGAAGCCTTGGCAGCACGATGCCCCTTACGCGGACCGTGAAGAAGTAATTAAGGAAGCTGTTGATGTTCTACATTTTGTCGCAAATATCATCGTTGCGGCGGGTGGAACAGACGAGATGCTCAATAAGTTTTACGTTGAGAAAATGGAACGCAATAAAGAAAGACAGCTAAAAGGGTACAAAGTTAAAGAAGAAGGCGTAAAATGTTCTCTGTGCACTAGAGCTATCGACGACGTTGGTAGAGGCGCTAGCCCGGACATGTGCTCGAAGTGCTTACCTAAGGAGGTAGACTACAGTGCCTGAAGTTAATGATGAGTGGGTTAGATCTGAGATGCAAGATGCAAAGACTAAAGTAGGCATAGGCAACGCTACACTTAAACTTCTTGCAACTTGGAAAGATCTTACCTTGTCGGTGAACCAGCAGAAAGAAGTTATAGCGCTATTTAGCCGTCTTTCTCTCGGACATGCTGCAGTAAAAAATAATCCTGATGAACTATGGACTGACGCTCAACCGGGCGCAATTACTTTAGGCGACGAAGTGCGTGTTAAAGCTAGCGCTTATGACGGCGCAACTGGCGCTATTCATAACGGGAGACGCGGTAAGGTTGTAGGAATCCGTTATGGCGACATTATATTTAAGTCTACAGATGATAAAGAACCTATCTTAGACGGCGCACATTACTCACCGCACCAACTAGAGAAAAGAGTCCGTTAATGCGATCTACCGTAGAACTTATAGTCCGAGGAAGAAACATCGATGAAATTCTTGCTAACGCAAAGAAAAGCTGGCAAGGCTTTGTAAATAACGATTCTGCGGAGCTACCGCCTGACTCTGAGCTTAAGGCTAGAGACTTTAGTGAAGATCCAAATAACGACGGAGTCTTAATTGCGTATGTAACTATCCGCACAAAGATAGAGGGTAAGAATGGCTGAGTCACCTGGTGATCCTCTGCAATATCGCGTAGAAGCTTTACGCGAGGCTGCAAAAATTATCTCTGGCGATAGAGACGTGCAGTACGGGGGGCCAGAAGAAAACTTTGAACGAATTGCAAAGATCTGGTCCGTCATACTTGGCACTACGATATCAAATGAAGATGTTGGAATGATGATGGTTGGCCTTAAAGTTGCACGTTACGCGTCAAAATCTGGATTCCAAGCAGATACTTGGATTGATATTGCAGGGTATGCCGGATGTGGGTACGAAGTCGGGATGATTGAATTAGAGAAAAAAGCTAATCTTTCTGCGTAAAAGCACGCCAGCTACTTGATGTCGGTATAAGGTCCTACCCTAGGAACTACGAAAGGTAGCTCGATGTCGCAACATACCTTTATTGACTGTAACGGCCTTGCAGCGTTTATGAGTCTTGGCTTTGTGCAGAACGATATGAAGATGATTCAACGCACTGGTACATTAAACTTTGGAAATGTTGTAGCTGAAAACAACCGTCATCTTCTTGGGAACGACTGGACTGCAGAATTTTCCGACGACCCTAGCGAATGGCGCGTACAAAAAGCTGATGTAGTTATGGGTTGTCCTCCTTGCTCAGGCTGGTCAGTATGGTCTGGTCCTGCGAATCGTGGACCTGACTCTAAGGCGCACGAGCATACCGTAGCCTTTATGAAATATGCTGGACGGGTAAAACCACGCGCTATTGTTTTCGAGTGCGTTCAGCAGGCATACACCCAGGGGCGCGACGTAATGGTTAAGTATCGCGACATGGTCGAGCAGGTCTCCGGTAAAAAATACGATCTATACCACGTTAAGGAAAACAACCTGCAGGTTGGTGGATTTTCGTATCGCCCACGTTACTTCTGGGTTGCTATTGAGTCTGGCCTTAAGTTTTCAACTCCAATCACCGAGCCTAAAGAACTTCCACGTATAATGGACATCATAGGTGATCTTGCAGAGATGCCTCAGACTTGGAATAAGCAAAAGTACACCACGCCGTCTCCATCAAAGTACGTTACGCATCTACGTACAAAAAATGGATTAGTTGACGGCCACATTGGCAAATCAAACATACATGCTCAGCGTATAGAAGAGATCTTTAGCATCATCGGCAATGATGGCTGGGAAGGCAATGGCGATACTGGTAGTGCGCTAAAGAAAGCCGTAGACTTAAATGATGGTAATTTTCCACAGAAATGGATTGATATTTCTCCTCGTGTTATTCGCAAGGAATTTAAGCTGGGCTTCTCGCAACCGTACCGCTGGAAAGAAGATCATTGGTGCAACGTGCTTACCGGCTCTGCATTAGATCACGTAGTGCACCCAACCCAACCACGACTTATCACGCACCGTGAGTCTGCTCGTATGCAAGGTCTTCCTGATGACTGGAATATTGAAGACTCACGCGACTACTCACACCTTGCGGCTGTATGGGGCAAGGCTGTTCCAGTGCAAGCTGCAAATTGGATTGGAAAGGCGATTAAGGACTCACTTGACGGTAACCCACAAGGCCCGGACGCGGAGTTAATCGGAGATCGTGAATATCTTATTGACGCTGACAAAGGATTCTCCAGACACTACGCTAAGAATAAGTGGTACAGTAGCCCTATGGAGACTACCGCTAAATGAGCATACGCGACTACAACGATGATCTTGTTCCGCTTTGTGAACGGTGCTGGATCGAAGAAAATAGCGTGTGGGAACCCGAAAGTGTAGATATGGAAGGGAACATTCTGACGCGGTTAGTTAGCGTAAACGTACCTATAAAATTGTCGCCAGGAACGGTCTGCGAATGCTTTATATGCAGCAAGGTTACAGTAGTAGGCATATACGTATCGGCTGATGACATTGAAGAACCTGACATGGATATGGAAATGGACATGGACGAAGAAAACGTTCTTCCTTTTGATGAAATACCGCCCGAGGACAATCCAGCCTGATATAATTTACACAATGACGAACGGACGAATACATGCAAACATTTGTACCTCATACTGATTCCTTTGAGCGTATTGCTCAAGAACTAGACAACAAGCGCCTTAATAAGCAGGTCCTTGAGGCATGGCAACTTATGCTAGTACTCACCTCGCTAAATCCACAGGGCGAACACCGTGACCCTAAAGGCTGGCGCAATCATCCTGCGGCAAAGATGTGGGAAGGTCACGAAAAAGCTTTATCTATATACGCAACTACGATGTGTGACGAGTGGCTAGCTCGTGGTTACAAATCTACAATGATTCCTAAGATTCAAGGAACACTAGTCCGCGCGCTTGAGCTAGGGCGTATCAGCGACGAGCTTACCTTTCCTTACTGGTTTAAAGACAAAGACACGTACGAGCAAATTGCCTCTACCCACCGCATTGCTTTACTACGCAAAGAGTACGACTGGTACTCTCAGTTTAACTGGCCAGAGGATAAAGGTTATCGTCCTGAGTACTATCAGTACCTATGGCCTGATGTCAACGGGGTCTTGCAGCTAGGCACCTACAACAATATGTAGGCATTGCTCAGTGACTCTTAGAGACACTTTCACACCTAGCCTTAGGTAATTTATTACTCTAAAATAATCTGCGTTTATCCGCGCAATGGCTGACTTTCCAGTGTAATATTCCTCATACGGCGGCGTAAGGGGAGACAGTGAAAGACTCGCGTATAGGCGAACTTCTGTGGAAAGAATGGACCGGAGACGGTTACGAGCAGCTTAACGACGACTCTATAGTATTTTTTACCGATGATCATATTGATCTAGAGAACGAACTTATCCGCCGCGCTCTTGCTTCTGCCCTACAACGAGATGGAATATCAGTCTCGTTAGGAAAAGGCTTTCAATTTTTAGAGTCTGCCTACGTTGCGTATGGCTACGCAGGAGAAGTAGATGGCGACACAGATCTGCTTGCCTGCGATGAAGAAGGCGAAACTCGCGAAGGCGACGTAGTTGATCAAGTCTTTTCCATCACCTGGGTAGAGGTAACCGCAGAATGAGCGCTTCTATAGACTTAAGCTGGCAGAAAGATTCTGCATGTGCGCTAAAAGAAAATGAAGGAATAAGAGATTTTTTCTTTTCATCTGAACCTTCTGAAAAGTATCAAGCAAAGAACTTATGTTTCTCTTGCCCTGTTCGTCGTGACTGTTTAAAGTGGGCACTTGAACATCGACAGATCTGGGGAATCTGGGGAGGAAAAGACGAAGGTGAAATTCGTCGTACTCTTTCAGTTTCATGGAACGGGCAAGAATCTCGTCGTCAACGTTTCCCGCAGTGCCCTGCGTGTAACGCGCGACCAAACAAACTTAAGACATTAGTTGTAGATGTGCCAGGGGGAGGACGCTGGGCAACGATGCGCCTTGTTCAATGCGAGGCGTGTGACTTTACCTGGCGCTCACGAACAAGCGCTAATGCGGTAGACGCGTACCATGCTCAGCGAGAAGAAAAGATCGCTAAGAAGGAACGAGATAAGACTAAGAAAACTACTCGTAAAAAGGCAAAAGAATAGCCAAATAGATATGATATGTTATGTCTATGAATGATGCTGATCTTCCTACCGTATTTATCGCAGTACTAGTAAAACAAAAAGAAGCTGTTCTTTCTTTGTTTTTAAGAACCTTAGAAGAGCTTGACTACCCTAAGGATAAGATATTTCTGTACGTAAGAACAAATAACAATACAGATAACTCTGAAAAAATTCTTCGCAAGTGGCTTTCTGCTAACGGTAGCGAGTATCAAGACTACTTGTTCGACTGCTCAAACGTGTCTACTAAGGTTGAAAATTACGGAGTGCACGAATGGAACGGAGAACGATTTAGAGTTCTTGGCAAAATACGTCAAGAAAGTTTACGTCAAGCTATACGCGCCGGTAGCGATTACTACTTTGTTATTGACGCCGATAACTTTATATACCCTGAAACACTTAAAGAACTAGTCGCACTTGATCTCCCTATTGTTGCGCCACTACTTAGATACGCTGTAGCTACACCAGAGCATCCAGACAGCGAAGATCAAAAAGGTCGTCTTGCCGGGCATGAAGGACGCTATTATTCTAATTACCACTACATAGTAGATAGCTACGGCTCGGTAGTACCTGAACCAATTTACTATCAAATTCTTTATCAGAATGAGCGTAAGCCGCATAAAGTAGACTGCGTTCACTGCACATACTTAATCAAGCGAGAGCATCTTGGCACTCTTAGCTATCTTGAAGAATCTGATCGCTGGGAGTATATGGTCTTCTCCGAGTCAGCAAGAAAGAATAATGTAGATCAGTACCTAGACAATAGAAAGATATACGGAGTGCTTACGTTAACTGAAAATGCAGACGCGTCTACATGGATGTACAACGAATTGGCAGATCCGGAGACTAGAGAAGCTAAGTATAACGCTATAAACGTCCCAGACGTTCTTTAGTCTTTTCTTGTTATTAGGTCTATTCTTTTAGGCGCTCCTGCGGTTTCCCACTGTAGTACAGTGTCTACCTCCATTGAAAATGGTGGAAGTTTTAAGTCTAGTCCGCGGTATCCACCTGCAGTAATATTGTAGTTGACACTGTCGTGCGTGTACGTTGTGTTGCATATCAAGGCGTACTTTGCAGCTTTCTGTATTCTTTTTATAATTACTTCAACGTCAGTGTTCGGAAGATGCTGAAGAACGTCCTTGCACAAGACTAAATCTACCTTGGGGAAATCAAAATTAAGTGCGTCTGATAGAACAAATTCTACATTGTTGCTTCCATACGCTGTATCGTTTTGAGCAACAACGTCTGGCACAACGTCAACGCCTGTGTAATGCACACTTGAAAAGTCAATAAGCTTTGAGAACTGCCAATCTCCGCACCCAAGATCTAGCACTGTTTTAATCTCTTCCTTATTAACCCACTCTTGCACTACTTTTCTGTATTCAACTGTTGCTTCCTCAGTTGATCCAGGGCCACTGCCATTTCCCCAGTGGCTATTCTTATATATACTTTCAAATATCGAAGTTGCTGGCCCTGAAGCTGCACTAATTTCTTGTATATTTTCAATCCCCTGCTCATAGAACTTTATGTTATTCGCAAGGCGTTGATCTGTAGGGTTAGCGTCTAGCGCCATTTGACCGTATAGCACAGCTTTTTTCTTGTCGCCAAGGTTGTGAGCTGCCAACGCACGCATGTCGTTAAGCTGCCACGTCCATAAAGACCCGGAAGAAAGATAATGATTTGTTGGCGCGCACGTGGCAACGAGCTTAGAAGTTTCCCACATTCCGCCCCAGTCTCTCATTGAGTAGTAGCAACTTACCTTTGTGTAATAGTTTTCTCCGCACGGATCAAGCTCTATAGCGCGATCTGCCCAAGACATAGCTTCGTCTAAGCGATTTAATTCTCGACATGCGTCCGAAGCCCACCGGCAAACAGCTGCGCGTTCAACAATCCAGTCGTCACTAAATGCAAGAAGTCTTTCTGCGGTCGATATTACAAGTTCCCACTCGCGATAGTATGTGTATTCTCTACATAAGTAGGTAACAAGACGGTGATCTTTTGCGCTCCCTTCTTCGGCGCATGCCGCGACAAGCATAGGCAAGTATTGACTACGAGGTTTAGAGCTGTCTGGCTTATGATACATCTTTGTAGGTATAGTGCAGTCGACTTGCTTAGTGTCTAACGAAGGGACAAACACTTCATGAATAGGCCACTTCCAATACATTCCATTACGTGAATGTAGTCTGCACATGGACCAAACGTGCCCCGTGTCAAAATCGCACCAACCACGAGTTGCGCCAGGCACCCAGTGTTCTTTTACCTTATCAAAAAAATCTTCCTCTAAAGTCTCGTCAAGATCTAAGCTTAGGCATACGTCTATATCAGACGGTATAAGCGCAAGTGCTGCATTTCTCGCAACGTCAAAACGCCAAGGCTTTATGCTAACTTCATAAACGATAACGCCATGTTCACGTAGGATCTCAACGGTGCGATCTGTGGATCCAGTGTCGCACACGACGCGTATATCAGCGCCTTTGGTAGTTTCCGCCCAGCGCGCGGCGTGTTTTTCTTCATTAAGGGCAATAGAGTAAGCGGCAACTTTCATAATTCCAGCACTACCTTCATACATTTACCTCTATATCATCGATGGTTACGATCTCGTATTTACTCCAATAATTTATGAAGTCATTTCTACTTTTTATAAACTGTCTAGCGCACTCGTCTGAGCCTAGTATATCAGATGCCGTCAACATTACAGTAAAAATAGGAAAAGAGTTTGTGTCATCGACATCATACATTAGTTGATCAGCTGTTGGTTCTATATTAAAAGTGCCTCCTCTAGGGTCTGGGACACTATATCGCGTAAACAAATCGAAATCTATAGCGTCTTGCCTATAATAGTATAAATCTAATATTTTTTTAGCGTAGGGTCTGTCTATGATATATGAAGCAGTGCTAAAATACCATGGAGAGCGCTTTATTATGTTAAAGGTTAGTGTATCTTCTTCTCTAAGCACGATACATGTCTGTAGGCATCCTGCATTTTGAATATCAAATAGTTCCTTAAAGTTAAAAGACAGCTTTAGCGAGTTACGCAAGTCAACATCATCCTCGCAGATCATGGCATATTCATTGCCAGAGTGCAAAAATTCAATAAGCGCCATGATATGTGAACTTGTGCAAGCATACTGTTGTTTAGACAATGTTGGTGCGTTACTGTTTACTATCTTAGTAGCGTCTATCGCACTTATTTTTTTAAAGTTAGTAATGTCTAGCTCTTCAAATTGCTGCAACATTAAAGTATTTCTGTCTGTTCTACGGTCTAGGTTTATATAGTATATTGGAAGATTATTAAAAAATATATTCATTACATTTCAACATTTCTAATATTTTCTGTATCAATCAAAGATTTGATGTTTTTATAGTCATGCTTTAAAAAACTTAAATCATTTGGTTTTATCGAGTATCCGCTTATTAAACCTTTCTGCGACTTATTAAATATAAAACAGTCAGTAGTGTACTCAATTCCATGCCTAGAAACTAATTTTAATAATTTTTTAGCGCCATAGTAAGAATACAATGTTGCCTGACCAGCCGAGTACTGATTTAATGATCTATGTATATTTTTAGCACCAAAATCTGTATTATTATCTACATCATTTTGCCCTTCAAAATAGTAAAGTGAAATAAAATCATAGTCTTCTGGCAATTGGCCTACACAGCTACTCAAATTATTTACAAAACTTTCTTCTAATAGAATGTCATCTTCTAGCACTAGCATCGAGTCTATCTTATTTTCTACAATATACTGCCAGGTTCTAATCGTGCTAACCCAGACTCCGTACTCTCCTGGCAAAGGCGCAAACGATCTTCCATCATAAGGACTCCAAACATTTAATCTAATCCCCATGCGATCGAGAACGTCAAAGGCATTGCCTACGTTTCCATTAAAAAACTCTATATCATCTATGTAGTCAAAGTCTTTTAAAACTAGCTTGTTATACTCCATGTTGTCCTTTGCACGATCGTTGACATGCATTATCGTGTATTTCATTTAAAATAGCCAGAATTCTCAAACATGCCAATACCTACTCTTGATATTAAACTATCCATGGCAGAATTAGTTAGTTTTTGCCAGTCATACTTACTGGTTACATCTGGCACCTGATTGTAGAATTGTTCGGACTGACTTTCAATGTTGCTTGCGGCTTTTTTCATAAGCTCGATCATGGAGTCTAAGTGAGGTATAACAACATTACCGTGCCTAGTATATGTTTCGACAACGTCTGAAATTCCTTCATGAGATTCTATGATGTTATCATTAAAGTACTGATCGTAGCTGCACCATCTTGATGTTGATATAACTGGCATTCCTGTAGCTAGCGCCTGTAAAGGTATTAAACCAAATCCTTCTCCTTCTGAAGGATATATTAAAATGTCATGAAAATGATATAAACTAATTAAATGCTCTATTGTCATATTTTCTTTTATATGACGAACATTTATGCTTTCCCACTCTCCATGACTCTCTAAAATTTTTTCGTCAAACCAGTCCTGCTTAGATGCAGCATGGTGACTATACTTTAGTGTAATTTCATAGTCAAAGTTATTTCCAAATGCAGCTTTAAACGCCTCCACAGCTAAAGAACCTCTTTTTCTTGGAGACCCAGAATCTATATGCAAGAATCTTACAGTGTCTTTTGTTCCTCGCTTTTTTGGCGTCCAGAGCGACGCATCGACACCGTGCTCAAATATATGTACTTTTTCTGCTGGAACACCGGCGTTTATAAAAGCGTCTGCGCCAAATCTATTTGCAGTCCACCACTCATCATAGCTTTTTGCATGATCAACCCAGTGAGGCGGCACTAACGTTGATTCCCACTGGGTCATTTGTATTTTGTACTGATGATCATAAAAAAATCCATGTGGAGACCCGTAGTAAAGCTGCAATTTAGATTTAGGAGAGTTTATATCAATATTTATTTGCTTACCGTCGTGTGTATACTGCCTTAAATGCTTTGCTATTTCTTGATACGTGTACGCATATCCATAGTATGACCCAGACGCTCTAACGTGCGGCTGTGCGTATAAGGACATTCTAAACATTTAATTATTCTATCACGTCATGCTGAAAAAGTAACCTTATGGCACCTATCAGAGATTTTGTCTATTGCGTCTATTACGTCTATCTTCTATATTCGACTCTATGATCAAATACACCAATGAGCTAAGGCCCAGCGCGACTACCATGTATACTGCAAGCATGTCTTATACCTTCTTATCTTTACACGTAAGATTTTACGATGGTAGTATTATAACACGTAACAATGCGTACACGCGCCAGCAGCACTACGACCGTAAGCAGTTAGTGGCGCGGCGCCGTTTACTCTATAAACAGCGGTATAAGTGCGCTAAGAAACGTCGCCTACTATTAAAAAAGTGTTACTTGCTGTGCATATGACTGAGGCTGCTGAGTACTGCGCTCTTAGCTTAGGAGCCGAGGCAGTTGCCCCGGTTGAGATTATCGTAACTCCTGCCCCCTGAGCAAACGTAACCTGTCCTGCCCCAATCTGTGTGATGTTAACAACGTCATTTGGACTAAAAACTGAAGGAGGCACGGTAAGTGTTATCGCACTGGCGTTGTTCAAAGTTACAAGGTCATTAAGATCTGTTAGTTGCAGGGTGTAGCTTGTTCCTGTGTTGTTGTTTATTGCAAGGATCGCGCCTGCAGCGCCAGTTGCACCTGTGTTACCAGTTAGACCTGTGTTACCTTGTGCACCTGTGTTTCCAATTGCACCTGTGTTACCAGTTAGACCTGTGTTACCTTGTGCACCTGTGTTTCCAATTGCACCAGTTTCGCCAGTTGCTCCAGTATTGCCTTGAGCACCAGTTACACCTGTTGCGCCAGTCATACCTGTGTTTCCGTTTGCACCGGTGTTACCAACTGCACCAGTTACACCAGTTAAGCCTGTGTTACCTTGTGCGCCAGTTTCACCAACTGCGCCAGTTGCACCTGCTGGAGCAAAGTCGCGAACGACCTTCCAGACAGTGCCATCCCAGCGCCAGGTCGTAGACCCAGACGTAAACTCATCGTTAACCGATGGGCTGTTAGGAAAGTCAATAGGCATAAGTCTCTCTCATTACAACTAATGTATAGGCATACTATACTATAAAATGTAGCTTTTTACTTATTTTTATCTAGCAAAAAACTGCCCGCCTTCATAGGAAGACGGGCAGCTTTCTTGCTAAGTATTTAGCCTTAAGCGGAAAGGTCTCCGATAAGTACCCATGTATCAGTAGCACGCTTAATCAATGTTGCTGAAGACCACTGAGCACGAAGCTTAGTGCCTGGAGTTCCATTGATTGTTACACCTGCGCCACCGACAGTCACCTGTCCAGCGCCGGTCTGAAGTAAGTGTACTTGATCTCCAGCGGCAAACCCTGCGACAGCCGCGTTTGTTGGAACCGTCAATGTGATCGGGCTTGCGTTGTTTAGCTCTACCAGCTTGTTTAGATCTGATAGTGCAAGTGTGTATGTTGTGCCGGTCTGACCGTTAGTTGTTAACGATAGGTTAGCAGATGAACCAGTTGCTCCAGTATTACCGGTTAAACCAGTATTACCAGTCGCACCGGTGTTACCTTGTGCACCAGTTTCGCCTTGAGCACCGGTGTTACCAGTTAGACCTGTGTTACCTTGTGCACCTGTGTTTCCAATTGCACCAGTTTCGCCAGTTGCTCCAGTATTGCCTTGAGCACCAGTTACACCTGTTAGACCAGTTGCGCCGGTGTTTCCATTTGCGCCTGTCTGGCCGTTTGCGCCGGTGTTTCCGTTTGCACCGGTGTTACCAACTGCGCCAACGATCTGTCCTGCGCTGTACCAGCTTGAGCCGTTCCAGACGTAAACGTCTCCGTCAGCATCGACGATCCACGCTTCATTTAGTGAGTTTCCTGTAGGTGGGAGTTCACCGACTGTTGCCTTAGAACCAAGAAGTGTAATTGGAACACCTTGCGCACCGGTGTTACCTTGTGCACCAGTGTTACCGGTGTTACCGGCAGATCCTGTTGGGCCTGTAGGTCCAACGTTTCCACCAACTGCTTCAACCCAGAAGCCATCGTAGTAAACAAACATTAAACCGTTTGTTGGGTCAAACCATGCATCGCCTTCTGTTGGATCAGCAGGTGTAGAAGAATCAACTGTAGAGAAGATACCAGTTGCACCAGTTACACCAGTTAGACCAGTTGCACCAGTTAAGCCTGTTAAACCAGTTGCGCCTGTGTTACCGACTGCGCCAGTTACGCCAGTTTCACCTTGCGAACCAGTCGCGCCAGTAAAGCCTGTGTTGCCCTGTGCGCCAGTATTACCAACTGCACCAGTTACACCAGTCTCGCCGGTGTTACCAGTTGCGCCAGTTACACCAGTTAGACCAGTTGCACCAGTTAAGCCAGTGTTGCCAGTTTCGCCTTGAACACCAGTCGCGCCAGTAAAGCCTGTGTAACCTGTGTTGCCTTGTGCGCCAGTATTACCAACTGCACCAGTTACACCAGTTTCACCTTGTGCACCAGTTACACCAGTTAGACCAGTGTTACCAGTTAAGCCTGTTAAACCAGTTGCGCCAGTGTTACCTTGCGCACCAGTCTGGCCTTGTGCGCCCATGTCACCGGTACGAGCAAAGGTAATGATAACATCGTCAGAATTTGTGAATGATGTTGCTGAACCTGATACGTATGAAGACGCTACAGTAAAGTAGCCAGTCTCTTCTGTAACACCGCTGATTGTGAATAACGCGTATGTATCAGAGTTTGACTTTAGGGATATACGGAAGTGACCCTTAATTGTGCTTGTTGAGTCATCAATCGTGCGAAGCATTGCCTGAACATCTGCGGCCGCATCATCAAGATCATCGATAGATAGCGTTGACGCAAGGGTTAGGTTAGCATTGTTAAACTTAAGTTTTCCAGATCCTGGATCTGAGACTGTAGCGTTGCTATCAAATGTGTAATCTAAGGTGATACCACCGAAGTTACCTTGTGCACCAGTTACACCAGTTTCACCTTGTGCACCAGTTACACCAGTTTCGCCTTGAGCACCAGTTTCGCCTTGGGCACCAGTTACGCCAGTTAAACCAGTTGCACCAGTTAGACCAGTCATACCTGTGTTTCCGTTTGCACCAGTGTTACCAACTGCGCCAGTTTCGCCAGTTGCACCAGTGTTGCCAACTGCGCCAGTTTCACCAACTGCGCCAGTTGCGCCAGTTACACCAGTTAGACCAGTTGCACCAGTCATACCAGTCATACCAGTTAAGCCTGTTAGGCCTTGGGCACCAGTTTCACCAACTGCACCAGTTACACCAGTTTCGCCCTGCGCGCCAGTTACACCAGTTAAGCCTGTGTTACCTTGTGCGCCAGTTTCACCAACTGCGCCAGTTTCACCAACTGCACCAGTATCACCGGTTATACCAGTTAAACCTGTTGCGCCAGTCATACCTGTGTTTCCGTTTGCACCGGTGTTACCAGTTAAACCAGTATTACCAGTCGCGCCTGTGTTACCTTGTGCGCCAGTTTCACCAACTGCACCTGTGTTACCAGTTAAGCCTGTGTTACCAGTTAAACCTGTTAGACCAGTTGCGCCTGTGTTACCATTTGCGCCTGTGTTACCAGTCTCACCTTGCGCACCGGTTACGCCCGTGTTGCCCGCAACGCCAGTTGCGCCGTCAAGGTTAATAGACCAAGAAGCAAACGTTCCTGAGCCTCGAACGTCATTGACGTCTACAACAAGTGTGTTAGTGCCTGATGTGTAGCTTACTACAGTCGCTGACATGTTGTTGTTTACATCGTAAGCAACTACTACGTCTTGACCAACTGAGTATGAAAGATTTGGGTCAGCTAGAACAAAACTTACGCCATTTGCTACCGCAATTGTACGGGATGTGGTCGATGTTGTCTTGTACGTATCTGATTGGCCGTCTGCGCCTGTAGCGCCAGTAAAGCCTGTGTAACCTGTGTTGCCTTGTGCGCCAGTTTCACCAGTTGCGCCTGTGTTTCCGTTTGCGCCGGTGTTACCAGTTAAACCTGTTAGACCAGTTGCGCCTGTGTTACCATTTGCGCCAGTCGCGCCTGTTGGGCCTACTGGAGCAGTGTCGCGAACGACCTTCCAGACAGTGCCGTTCCACTTCCAAGTTGTTGCACCAGACGTAAAAGTCTGGTCCACACTTGGCACATTAGGAAAGTCGATGGCCAATTTTTGCTCCTCTTAACTATAGTTTTTGATTGGGACCCGGTTGTATCTTATACTTGTTACTTATTAGTGTCTTATGTTATTAGTGTCTTAAATTATGCTGCTTCATAGCCTTGGCTATTAAATAGTAGTATACCCGTAATAAATGGTCTGCGATGCGCCGCTGGTATTAGCAATTGTAAAGTCAAATCTATTACTACTTGTACCCGCGTATGTACCGTCTGTGCTAATAGTACCTGCTACTCCTCTAATCTGATCAGGTATGGCAGTGAATGAAATAGGACTTCCACCACCCGTATAGTTCCAAGCATATTGATATCCTATTGCTGGGACATTTGTATTTGTCACACTGACTGTAGCATTCCAAATTAGAATACCATTAGGTATATTTCCCTTGACCCACATGGTGTACGTGCCGCCACTTGGAACTTCAAAATTGTAGGTGTTAGTGCCTGTGGCAACAGTCCACGAGCCTGTAGTAGCAGCTGAACCTGTAGCACCAGTTACTCCTGTAGATCCATTGGCACCAGTTGGTCCAGTGTTTCCCACAGCTCCGGTATCGCCATTAGCTCCAGTTGAGCCATTAGCTCCTGTGCTTCCTGTAGCACCTGTAGGTCCAGTCGCTCCCGTTGCACCTGTTGCTCCATTCTCTACGCTAGTACTGCTTAGCGCTTCTATCCAAAAGCTGTCATAGTAAACATATAAGGTTCCGCTTGCTGGATCAAACCAGCCTGCACCTTCATCAATTGCTCCAGTAGGTTGTACATCAGAAGCAGTTATTGAAGTCCCAGTAGGGCCTGTCGCTCCAGTTGCGCCGGTCGCACCAGCGCCAGTAGCTCCTGTTGCGCCTTTAGAAGCTAGAACTTGCCAAGAGTAATCTGTGCCTGGATCTGTCTGCGCATAAGCTGCAATGCGTAACCATAACGAGCCGCCATAAGTTACAGCGTCATCTTGGACGTACACATTTGCAGAGTTGTATGGACCTTGGTAGGTAAAAGGAACTGCGCCAGTTGCGCCTGTGTTACCAGTTAGACCTGTGTTTCCTTGTGCACCTGTGCTACCTTGTGCGCCAGTTGCTCCAGTGTAGCCTGTGTAGCCAACTGCACCAGTTTCGCCAGTTGCACCAGTGCTACCAATTGCGCCAGTTTCACCAGCTGCGCCAGTTGCTCCAGTATAACCTATTGCACCAGTTGCACCAGTTGCACCAGTTGCACCAGTTGCACCAGTTTCGCCTTGTGCGCCGGTGTTACCGGTGTTACCTGCAACAGTTGAATCAGCGCCAGTTGCGCCAGTTTGACCAATTGCGCCAGTAGCGCCATTCGCACCTGTAGCGCCATTCGCACCTGTAGCGCCGGTTGCTCCCAGCGTACTTGGGCTAAGAAGCTCTAGCCAGTTGTGAATGCTTACTAATGAGCCATTTGGATCAACTGCTATCGAAGATACGTTAGCGTTTGTTTTTTCGTACGTAAAGGTTGTAGAGCTAGGAACGCTTGCAACAGTATAAGTACCGTTAAATACAGCGTCAATTCCAGATATAACAACTGTGTCGTTTATAGACAGCCCGTGAGAGCTGCCGGTAGTAATTGTTGCTACGTTAGTTGTAAGTGCTTTAGTTGTTACGCTTAGTGCGTCTACTGCAAAAACAAATGTCTTTGTTACGTCTGAGCGAAGAGCAAGATCTCCAATCTCAACTTCAAGTTGAAGCATGGCAGTTTCATTTACTACGGTGTATGTATTGTTTATTGCAAGACCGGGAAGCTGAGCTATCTTGATTTTTGCGTTTACGTCAAGCTCGGCTACGCCGTCGGCAGCTCCTTTTTGAGTAAGCGGGACATAGTCGCCAAGGGCTCCTGTATTTCCACTTGTTAAGGAGTCTAATTGTTCGCGGTATGTCCCTGCGATGATACTGGCAGCTAAAGATTCATCAAAATTCTGTTGAGTGAACGATGGGTGCTCTGGCAGAGTAAGACTGTCTGTAACAGCTACAAGAACACCGGTACTTCCAGGCACTTCAATTGCGTCGCCTGCAGAGTCCCAAGTAACAAATATTGATACAGGATTAGATGCAACACTTGTTATGCCTGTTACTTCATAACGAATTGCGCCTTCGTTATTCTCGTACATGTACAGGCGTTGACCAAGCGCAATGTCACCAGGGCCGTACAAGCCAGATTCATCATTAAACGTTCCAATAATAGAATACACACCTGCTGCAGTTTCAGTTACAGAGGATACTAAGAAGCGACCGGATAATGGTTTCATGTCTTAAGTCTCCTAATTAAAGCTAAATCGTATTGTTCTGTTGGACGCTGGCATCGCTAGCGAAACAGAATCGAAGTTGATCAAGGTTGCTAGGTTAGAGTTAGGAGAAGACTGAGCGTTTGTATCTTCACGCCAAGCAAAAATCATAGGTGGGTACCTGTCATTTGCACTCGAGTTTAATCCAACTGCGCCATAGTTAAACACCAGAGGAGACGCAACACTGGAGGGCAATCTCATCATACCACCTAGAAGAGTTACTCCTCCGCCTGTTGGAGCAGACAATGTGACTGTTGAAGATACTCTTGCCATGTTGTATCCTCTAGAGTAGACTGCTGCAGATCCACTGCTTGTGCCTGTATTAACTACCGTAACTGTAAAGCTGTTTGAATCAAGACTTGTTATTGTAAGTGACTGCGCGCCAGCAACGTTAGCGTCACGAAGAATAACGCGGTCACCAGTTGTTAGCCCATGAGAAGGAGATGTTATTGTCAATGTTGTAGCAGCGCGACTCCACACTAAAGAAGACTTTTGATTAACATCATAAGAGTGCAAGAAGAATTCTTCTCCAGCAGTTGTCTGAACTTGGTACTTTTCTATGTACATCGAGGAGCCAACGCCCGTTGCGCCTGTCGCTCCAGTTGCGCCGGTCGCACCAGCACCAGTAGCTCCTGTTGCACCTGTTGGACCAGGCACAGTTGAATCTGCACCAGTCGCACCAGTTACTCCAGCACCAGTAGCTCCTGTTGCACCTGTTGGACCAGGCACAGTTGAATCTGCACCGGTCGCACCAGTCGCACCAGTCGCACCAGTTACACCAGTATTACCTTGCGCACCTGTTGGACCAGGCACAGTTGAATCTGCACCAGTCGCACCAGTCGCACCTGTTACACCAGTATTACCTTGCGCACCTGTTGGACCAGGCACAGTTGAATCTGCACCGGTCGCACCAGTCGCACCAGTCGCACCAGTTACACCAGTATTACCTTGCGCACCTGTTGGACCAGGCACAGTTGAATCTGCACCAGTCGCA